TATATATCATAGGTTTTAAGTCAGCCGCGGAGGCTAATTGGTTGGGATCATGGGCATGCCAGATATATTTGAACAAATTATTTTGAGGAATGGAAAAATGCATTAATTTTGCATCGCTTTTGGTGCGGTAGTTCAGTTTGGTTAGAATATCGGCCTGTCACGCCGAGGGTCGCGGGTTCGAGTCCCGTCCGCACCGCTGAGTTTGCTGATTTTCAATCAGTTACAACAACAAAGAACGTTCCAAGTACGGAAGAAGTACGGATGCCCCCCTTTTCGGGGCATTTTTCTTTACCCAAAGTTATGTTTTATTCCGTTTAAAATCTAATACTTATCAACAGTATATAAAAAGTCTATATAGATCCTGTTAAACAGAACATTATTCTGCTTATTTTTGAATAGCAAGTATATTCGTTCCCTATACAACATTTTATACTGCGAAGATGAAAGTAATAAAAGAAGGGACAGAATTCGAGCTTGCGAATTTCAATGGAGAGAGCACACAGTTCATCAGGTTCACCGAAAAACTTGCCCCAAGCGGGTACAGTAACGGCACGACCAACGAGGAAGTCATTGACATGCTTATCGAACGCTTCTATCATTTACAGAAGACCCGCTACTCTGCCGAAAACCAACACATCATATACGAGCTTAAGAATATCCGGCGACTGCTCAAGAAGCGGCTTGCCCGGAAAGTGCAGAATGTAAAACAGCATAATGAAGACACTAACCATCCGAATTAAAGAAGGTACCAGTTACATCAACGCTTACCTGGAGATCCTGAACGGACTCCTGAAACTATCCGACAAAGAACTTAAGGTTCTTGAGACATTCCTGGCGGTGAACACAAAGGAGCCCTGCTCCCCCGAAGTCAAAGCCATAGTCGTACAGAAGTGCGAAATGAAAAACGTTGCGGTTTTGAACAACTACATAAAGAAGTTTAAGGACAAGGGCATCATGAACGTGAACAAGTTTGGAATATACTCCTACAACCCGATACTCGATCCTGAGAACTTCCGCAATGGACTTGCATTCAAATTCGTCGACGCATAATGGGCTACGATAAGAACGACCTCGAACTGCAGATATGCAGAGAGATCTCCAAGGAGATAGGCGCCCCGGTGGAAGAAGTGATGTCCATCGTGCGTACACAGAGCAAGTATGCCACCCACATAATTGAGCACAGCGGGTTTGAAGCCATCAGCCTGCCCTACCTGGGCAAGTTCCTGGTCAAGCCCGGGAGGCTCAAGAAGCTCAATGAGTCTATGGCTAACCGCCGGCTCGAAAAACAATCCAAGGTATGGGAGTCTTCGCAGAAGAAAATCACCAAATAATAATAGCTCCGGAGATCAAGATGATCCCGGAGTTTGCCATTCTGATCCGGCGCGATAAGACCCCGGATAAAAAACGCTCGTTCCAGGAGCTGGCATACATCTACTTTGTCACCGATTACAAGTCCCCATATGTCATCTACCCCAAGGATGAACGCATCCAGAGGGTCAAACGCGAGCTGGGGTTCTCCCCGGACTGGACGCCCGATAAGGCTGTCATGGACGCTGAACGCAAGTACGACGAGCTGCAGCGCACCCCTTCGATCAGCACCTTGATCGCAATCCGTGAGTCGCTGATGACATCAACCAAGGTCATAGAAACACTGCGGTCCCGCATTGAGGATCGCCTGATAAAGTTTAATACTCCTTCCGAAACCGACGGGGGAGACTCTGATATTGAAGAAATTAATCAGATAGTTCAATCCGTTTCCAGTCTCCTCGTACTTGCCGATAAGCTGCCAAAGGCTATAGGTACACTTGAGGACCTGGAAGAGAAAGTCAAGACGGAGCAAAGTAACGGACGTAAGATCCGTGGCGGTGGAGATATTAACGCATTTGAAAACTAACCATGGCTTCTGTACCAAAGAAATACTCGCCTATTGAGTTGGCTAAAATATTCGCCTACAGGCGGATGCACCCAGAACTGACAAAACCTCAGATAATCCGGGACCTTAAGTTGTCTTCCAGGGAAGCAACACTGATAAGTTTTGCTCTTTACAACGAGCAGGCAATGCGTGAAGCTCTCCGCGAGCGTCCCAAATACAGGGTTCTGCTTGCCGGAGATTTTCACTGCGGTCACAAAGCCGGTCTAACCCCACAGGGATATCAGCTTCCCCTGGACTCGGTGGCAGACAAGACCTTTGCTGAGTTCCAGAGGGAGACCTGGAATTTCTTTATAAACACCATTGACAGCCTGAAACCTTTCACTCACGCCATCTTCAACGGTGACCTCATTGACGGGGATGGTAAAAAGAGCAAGGGAACCGAACTTATCACCACCGACCGGAATATCCAGGTGGACATGGCTGTTAAAGTGATGGATACCGTCGGAGCCAACGTCAACGTGATCTCCTACGGCACCCCGTACCATGCCGGCGACGGGGAAGCCTTCGAGTACAACATCGCCCAGCAGACCGGGGCGATCCTCAATGCCGAGAACCTTCTTAACATAGGTGGCATTATCTTCAATGTAAAGCACCATGTGGGTGGGTCTTCAACGCCCTATGGTGCTGCCACCCCCTTACTCAAAGACGCACTCTGGAGTGATCTCTGGGCGCAGATGGAGCATAACCCCACCGCGGACATCGTGGTACGCTCGCATGCGCATACGTTCATCCGCATAGATGATGGGTTCCGCACAGCCGTTGTGCTGCCGGCGCTCCAGGGAGCCATGACCAAGTTCGGCACCCTGCGGTGTACAAAGGTGGTCCACTGGGGCTTTGCCTACGTGGACATCTTCTCAGACGGACACTACGAATTCCACGAGGTCCTACACTCACCCGAGAGTCAGAGGAGAAAAGTCATCGAGTTATGAAATCCTGGATCGAGCTGCAGGAAGAGGAATACCGCAAGTCATTCCTTACCAGCCTTGAGGATGCTGTTTTTTCCGGTAGTAGAACCAAGATCTGATGTGGGTAAACTCCGAAATGTTCCGCGAGGAGTCAAGAACCTTCCTCAAGTACGGACGCTACTGTGACGACCCGCCAGGGTCCATGGGATTCATGGAGTACTGGACCGAGCAGTCCAGGCGCTGTAGCGAGGGATACTCTTCGGGAGGAAAGCGCATTACCGGAGACCATTACCATTACCTGAACTTCAACCAAATCAAACTCACCGAGGATGTTGATGAGATCAAGGGGGTAACCAAAAAGCGAACACGGTTCAAGATTAAGACCGTGACCTTCCCGGACTTCTGGGACGGGGACTACGACTACTACTGGCATATTGACATCGCCGAGAAGGGGATCTCCGAGGAGCTTCTCCTGGAACTGGCTCTTGACCAGCAGCCAATGTGGCTGGACGGAGGTCATCATGTGATCTGCGGCAAGGCGCGTAGAAAGGGATTCTCCTACAAGAATGCGGCGAAAGCCGCAAATAAGTATAACACGATCCGTGACTCGATCACGTTGGTGGGTGCTTTTGATAAAAAGTACCTGTACCCCAACGGGACCATGTCGATGATCGTGGACAATCTGAACTTCATGAATGAGCACACCGCCTGGACAAAGCGCCGGGGTGTGACCAACCGTATGGAGCACGTTAAGGCTTCGTACCTGGAGCAGATCAACGGGATCTACGTCGAGAAGGGCTACCGCTCACAGATCATAGCCACCACCTTTGCCGACAACCCCGATGCTGCCCGTGGTAAGGATGCATCGCTGATCCTGTTGGAAGAGTGCGGGGCGTTCAACAACCTGAAGGCTGCATATCTTGCAACCCAGGCAACCGTCGAGGACGGCGCCCTGATTACCGGGCAGATCATCCTCTATGGCACCGGTGGTGACATGGAAGGGGGAACAATTGACTTCGAGTCGATGTTCTATAACCCCGAGCCGTATAATCTCTACCCCATTGAGAACGTGTGGGATGACAATGCCCGCGGTACGCATTGCGGATTCTTCTTCCCCGACTACCAGAATAAAAAGGGATTCATAGACTCCAATGGGAACTCAAACATAGAAGCTGCAAAAGAATATGAAGAAGCCAAGCGCGAGAACATCAGACGCACTGCCAAATCTCCGGCAATATTGGACAAATACGTCACTGAGCGTCCATTTAATCCGCGAGAGGCTTTCCTGCGTACCAGCGGTAACATTTTCCCGACGGTCGCTATTTCCGAGTGGCGTAACCATGTCTTTACCCACGGACTTTATAAGAACCTGGGTGTACATGGTTTCCTGGGCGACGGCGTCGAAGGCAAGGTAATCTTTAAGCCTTCGGACAAAGCACGCCCGGTGGCGAAGTTCCCCCATGAAAAGGGAGACGATGTCCACGGTTGTGTAACCATTTACCAGCCCCCTTATTATGCTGCGGATGGCAGTATTCCCACTAACCTGTATGTTGTGGTCTGTGACCCTTACGCACAGGACGAGGGAGCAGGGCAGTCGCTGGGAGCGGCGTACGTGATCAAGCGTGTGAACCAGTGGTCCAAGCCTGACGATATGATCGTCGCTTCCTGGGTGGGACGCCCCGGGACCCAGGACGAATACAACGAAACACTGTTCCTGCTTGCCGAGTATTATGGCGCGAGAATAGGCTTTGAGAACGACCGGGGTAACATCATCGAGTTTGCCAAGCGCAAGAAGAAACTTCGCATGCTGCTCGAAGAGGTGGAGATTATTGACAAGCGGGAGAACATCAACATACGCAAGCTCGGGCGTACCTACGGGATGAGTATCTCGAACAAAGAGCGTAAAGGACAGGGCGAGATCTACCTGCGTGACTGGCTCACAACCAAGCGGAGTGAGGATGAAGAGGGTAAGATAAAAATGAACCTTCACTATATCTACGACTTACAGCTTCTTGATGAGCTCATCCGTTACGGTAACGGCAATTACGATAGGGTTTCTTCTATGATCGTGGGGATGTACCATATGAAGGATTTATATAACAAGGAGGTTACCGAGGCGGTCGAGGAGTCGACCAGCAGCTTCTGGGACAGAGACTTCTTTTGAATAGGCTATACTATAAGGATGAAAACAGTTCACATTACAACGCGCGCGCGAGACTTAATTTGGGGTTATGAGCATTCCTAATTTCCCGAAGCAGAAGGTTGCGCAGGGCGCCAAAGATAAGGTGTGGGGGGAGCAATCCCTCGATGCTATTATTAATGCGTCGTTCACCACCACAACGGAGTATACCAAGTACAAGAGTTATTACGACGGGTATAACGGAGTGATCAATCCTGTCGAATACAAATACGTGACCGATCCCTACAAGGCAGGGAATAAGACATACAAGATGCCCGCACGACTGCGGAGCTACAATATTATCCGACCGGTTGTCGATCTCCTGCTGGGAGAAAAGACCAAGCGTCCCCTTAACTACCAGGTCATTGTAAAGAATGCCGATGCCGTCACACGCCGTGAAGAGGCTGAGCAGGCTGCTGTGATGAAGACCCTTCAGCAGCAGTTCATCAATGCCGTCAACGAAGCCGGGCTTCCCACGGGTATCCCCAGCGAGGAGACGCAGGATCCTGCTGAGGTACAGGCTGAGGTAGCCAAGAACTACCGTGATCAGCGTGCAATCATGGGCGGTGAAGCCCTGGATTACATGATGTCCGCCCTGGAGATTCCAGATCATTTGATGACCGGCTTTTTTGACTGGCTGGTAACGGGGACGGTGTGTACTTATAAGTGCATTGATCATGAGGAGCCATCCTATGAGATAGTTAACCCGATGGACCTCTCCTACCCGATCGTCCCCAACGTCCGGTTTATTGAAGATCTTCCCTCATGTGTGCGTAGCGCACAGATGAGTGTAAATGATATTGTTGATAAGTTCTATGATGAACTCACTCCTGCTCAAATAGATTACCTTGAGAGCCCGGGTAGCGGCTTTTATGCCGGCACCAAAGACGGGTTCACCCTTAACCGACCGGGGATTAATGCTCTCCCGGGTGAGCTCATAGATGTTTATCACGGTGTATGGAAATCTTTCCGCAAGGAAGGTATCCTGCATTACAAGGACCCTGTGACAGGGACCGATGAAGAAGCTCGCGTATCGGAGATCTACAAGGTGGATCACGCCGCCGGCGAGTGGATCGAGTGGTTCTGGATCAACGAGGTCTGGGAAGGCTACCGTGTAGACAAGGACATTTACCTGGGCATCAAACCCATAGCCGAGCAGCGCAACCGAATGAACAATCCTTCGCTGTGCAAGCTCCCCTACAACGGGCGGATCTATTCTGACAGGAACTCAGATCCGGTATCGGTAGTCTCCCTGGGGATGCCCTATCAGATGCTTTACAACATTTTCCATTATCGGCTTGAACTGTCTATAGCCAAGAATAAAGATAAGATCGCCCTCATAGAGATCAACACGATACCAAAGCGCCACGGCTGGGATGAGGAAAAATTCATGTATCATGCTGACGCTAATGGCTTTGCTTTTATTGATTCAACTGCTGAGGGTAAGGATAAAGAGAGGGTAGCTTTCAACCAGTTCCAGGTTCTGGATATGTCCCTGGGACAATACATCTCTGCTCAGTTCGAGCTGCTTGCCGCCATCAAGGGCGAGTGGGAAGAGATGATGGGTATCTCGCGCCAGAGGAAAGGCAACATCATGGCTTCCGATGGTCAGGGCACCAGCGAGCGTGCGGTGTACCAGTCTACGGTAATGACCGAGGATCTATTCCGTAAGTTCGAGACCGTCGAGCAACGTGACCTCCAGGGTCTTGTTGATATCTCCCAGATTGCCTGGGCTGATGGGAAGAAGTCTTCATACACTACCAGCGATTTCCGCCAGGCATTTTTGCAAATCAATCCCGAGGTTTACTGCAACGCCGACTACGGTGTGTTTGTAACCAAGAGTGGTGAAGAGCAGGATAAACTGCAGGCACTTAAATCTCTTGCCCTGGAGTTCGCTCAGAACAAGGCTAAGCCTTCTACAATAGCCGAGATCCTGGACAGCAAGAACTTCTCGAAAATTAAGCTCAAGCTTGCCGAGGTTGATGCAGCTGCCGATGCACTTGAACAGCAGCAGATGGCTGCCGAACAGGAAGCCCAGCAGATGATGCTCCAGGCTAAAGCACAGGAACAGGAAGCCGCACAGGCATTCGAAGCCGAGCAGAACGAACTTGACCGCCTGAGCAAGGAGAAAATTGCATTGCTCAATATCAACGGTAAGCTCTACGGGGACAATGATGCTGATAACGACGGCACCACAGACTCGATCGAAACCGAACGCATCAGTGTGGACCGTGAGAAGAACACCGGTGAACTGGCTGAGAAGCGTGCCTCACGCCTGGCTGAAATAGACATGCGCATGAAGGAACTTTCCTCCAAGGAGAAGATAGAAAACCGCAAGTTGGATGTAGCTGAAAAGAAGATTGCTGCGGACAAAATCATCAAAAAAGCAGCTGCCAAAAAGCCTGCTGCGAAGAAATAGTCGATATAATAACGCATTTACATAGCAACCACCCATAGGTAATAGGTAACATAAATTTGTATAGTATGGATTTCAAAGACATTAAACTGACGGATCTGTTTTCGAACGATCCCGAACCAGAACCAGATCAAACTCCAGAGCCTGATATTAATCCGGAACCGGAGCCAGCACCAAGTCCTGAACCAGAACCTGAGCCTGAAGTGGCTGAGGAACAGGAAGCAGAGATTGGAGAACCTACAGATGAGCCCACAGTAATTGCTAACCTGGCTACCAGCTTCGGTTATCAGTTCGAAGAGGGCGAAGAATATCCCGATGACGAGGACGGATTGAAGTCGTTCGTACCCAAGGTCGCAGAGAAGATGGCAAGCGCACAGCTGCTTGAGTTCTTCCAGCAGTTCCCTGACGTCGAGGAGTATACAAGGTACCGCATAAACGGGGGTGACCCGGACAAGTACCGCGAGGCAGTTGCAGGAGCAGGGATCGAAAAGGTAACCCTGACCGAAGAGGATGAAGCTACGCAGAAGACGATGCTTAACAAGTACCTGGTGAAACAGGGATACGAGGCAGCCGAGATTGAGGAGATAATCACAGACTACTCCAATACAGGACTGCTGTTTAAACAAGCAAAGAACGCCCAGACCAAGCTGGCAAAGATGTCGGAAAAGGAACACGCTGCAATAGTGGCAAACCAGCAGAAGGCAAAAGACCAGGAGGTCGCTGAGACCCGGGAGTTCTGGGGCAAAATTGAAAACACGGTCACCACAGGCGTGATCAAAGGCATACAAATTCCGGATTCGGAAAAGAAGAAGTTTTTTGACTGGATGGCAAAGCCTGCTGACAAGCAGGGAAGATCGCAGAGAGATCTGACAAGGGAGAAGATGGATGTTGAAACCATGATAGCCATGGAATATCTTCTCTACAAGAACTTCGACCTCGGCAAACTTATAACAGCCAAGGCTCAGACAATCCAGGCACGCTCACTCAGGGCAGGACTCGGCGGCAGTACGACGGGTAAGAAACTGAGTGGATCGGGATCACAGCCGGTGAAGATGCCGGTTAAGCTCCCAGGCATAAACGAGATTTTTTAAGACTACAGCAAAAGTGATTTTTTCCAGTAATGTTGAACAGGCAGCACGCTCCTTCAAAGGATGGGCAAACGAATCTTATTGTCTTACTAAAAACCAATTAAACAATGGCTGCTGACAACATTCAAAAACTCCGGTTATACGCAGACATCTGGAACCCGCAGGGGATGACCGACGAGAACTCGTTGGCTAACGCACTGCTTACGCAGCCCGATGTTCTGTCACCGGTTCTTACCCACCTTGCAGGTCGGGAAGACAAAAGGTTTCCGCTTTCTTTCCTTACAGAAGGACTGGGAAATATCCATTACATCAACGGATTTGAATATGACTACCCGATCATGGGCAGGCAGAACAAAGCCGTCATGTGTACCGCTGTAAACGGTGGAACAACTGCTGGCGTATCGCTGGGAGCTGGCTTCGCCAACATTACGCTCACCTTCACTGAGAAGTGGTTCGTACGCCAGTACATCATAGAGTCTCCTGATGGAACCCAGTTCCGTATCATGGATGACGGCTCTGAGACTGCAAGTGGCGGATGGAGCTACACCACGAAGATGATCACCACTGACGTAACAGCTACGGTTAGCACAACTGACCTTCTGAACAAGCTGTTCGTACAGTTATTCGCCCCCGTGGCTGCTTCTGGATCACGCGGTAATGAATCGAACTGGGTCGCTCCCTCAAGGGCTCGCAACCAGATCACTCAGATCCGTAAGTCCTACCGCTACGAAGGTAACATGCCCAACAAGGTTGTCAACGTTGAATTCAACGTCAATGGCAAGAAGACCAAGCTGTGGTATGACTTCGAAGAGTACCAGCACATGCTTCGCTGGAAAGAAGAAGGTGAATACCAGCTGTGGTTTTCGAAGTACAACAGGGACGCCAATGGCGTTATCAACCTGCGCGACGAGAACGGCAAACCTATTCCCTTGGGTTCAGGTGTTATGGAGCAGATCCCCAACACTGACACCTACACTGTTCTTACTACTTCAAAACTGAAGAATGCTGTTCGTGATGCTCTCTTTGGCGCATCGGATGCTCAGGCAATGAACATCATACTCTACACCGGTCTCGGTGGTCTTGAGGAGTTTGACAATGCTATCAAGAGCGAGATCTCTGCAGGATCCTACATCAAGAATACCGATCCGGGTTCGTTCATCACCGGCTCAGGAAACTCGATGCAATTCGGCGGTTTCTTCACCTCTTACAAGCACATCGACGGTCACGTAATTACCGTGAGACATCTCCCGCTTCTGGACAACGGCGCCCGCGCCCTGAACTCACCGAAGCATCCCCGTACCGGCTTACCGCTGGAATCATACAGGATGTTCTTCCTTGACCATTCAACATACGATGGCGAACCCAACATCCAGATGGTAGTTCAGACCGGACGCGACATGCTCAGATGGGCTGTTGCCGGTGCTACTGTTCCTCCGGGCTTTACCGGAAACAACACCAGGGCTAATGACATTGACGGAGCTTCTGTCCATTTCATGAAGACTGGCGGTATCCAGATCAAACGTGCCACCAACTGCTTACACCTGCGTTGTGTTGCTGCATAAATAATTCAGACTCTGGTACTATCAATAGGGGTAGTACCAGAGTTTTTTAATACTAACCAAGAAAAAAGTATGAGTTCAAAAACCGTAGTAATCAAGCGTCGTAAGAATACGACAAACATCCCGGCAAACCTTTACGAAGACAGTAAGAAAAAGATCGGGTCATATTTTACTCCTACAGGCGACATAGGCTCGGGAATGACAATCGAGGAAGAGCGCCGGTTTATGCCACGGGTTCTCGGCATCCTGTCCACAGACATCACCTACCAGAAGCAGGTCAAGGATTACTTTGCCAATCTTACGGTCGAAGTTTTGCATCCGGGCGGCACTCCACTGGAGATAGGCGTTGACAAAGACGGTGAGCCTTTGAACCTGAACGATTACATCAAGTACCGCTTTTGCGTCGGTTGTCCCGAGGTAGCTCCCGACGAGGAACATGCCAAGGCAGCCAAGTACCTGTACTTCATCCTTGACACAGCCAAGAAACTTGAGGCTGACTATGAGAAGCTTCGCGGCAAGAAGGACGCCTACAAGGAGTTCATCAAGCTCACCGCCAACGAAGAGAAACTTGTCATGGTGATGAACGTATGCGGAATTGACGGTGCGGTCAAGATGGATGAGAAACAAAGAGAACTTTCGATGGAGAAATTCGTGATGGATTCCCCCGACAAATTTCTTGCGGTTCTCAAGGATGCAAACCTGGAGTACAAAGCCTTTATCGAGAACTGCGTCCGTTGCAGCGTGCTGCGCCGGGTAGGCACTTCGATCCTTAACGGCGATGAGCGCCTGGGAGGCACGGTCGAGGAAACGATCGAATACTTTAAGGACAAATCTCACAGCGAGACTGTGACCGTCCTCAAAGCAAGATTGGCTGAGTTTAAATAATATAGAGAGTACCAGGGTAACGCCTGGTACTTCTACTTATGAACAGACTCTGGATACTGGATGGCGGACACGGAAAGAACACCGTGGGCAAACGCTCTCCGATATGGGCAGACGGCTCCCAGCTCTTTGAGTGGGAGTACAACAGGGATATAGTACGCAGAATTGCGTATACGCTTGGACGTCGCGAGGATGTCCGGTTCCATATTCTGGTGCCCGAGGATTATGACGTCAACCTGTCCGAACGAGTTGAGCGCGTGAACACCTTGGTGAAAACCAACTACAACTCCGTGTTGATCAGCATTCACGGAAACGCAGGCAAGGGTCGGGGCTGGGAGGTGTGGACATCAAAAGGACAGACGCCCTCAGACAGGGTGGCGAAAGTGTTCTACGGGGAAGCAGCAAAAGAATTCCCTGAAATGAAGATGCGCATTGGCACTTCAATAGAGGATCCTGATAAGGAAATGAACTTTACGATCCTGAAGAACACGCTCTGTCCTGCGATTCTTACTGAGAACTTCTTCTTTGACACAGAGGAAGAATGCAGACTGATGATGACAAATGAGTTCCGGCAACGTGTTGCAAACATGCACATAATGGGGATACTCAAAGTTGAAGGTATAATTTAAACTTCAGAGCGATGATAATACAAGCCATGCACACTGCCATAGAGCAGAAGCTTCAGAATATGAACTCCTACGTGTTTGAGAATTTTCAACCCCAGGAGATTGACCTGTTTATTAACAATATGCAGGAAGCGTTTATCAAGCAGCGCCTGTATCCGGATTCCAATCCCAAACGGCGTGGGTTCGAGGATACCTCCAAACGGCTTGCCGATCTCCAGACCATCGTAAAAGAAGTTACCCTGCTGCCCATAATTGACAATACCAGCCCAGACGAGAGGAAATACCTGTTGAGTCCGGCTTCCCCGGGTGCAGTTACGGGTACGGTATCCGGCTCTTCTTACCAGATAGTAACGGTGGGCAATACCAATTTCATGACCATAGGCGCTCCTAATAACAACGTGGGCACGGTGTTTACCGCGTCAGGGGCTGGTACAGGAACGGGAACGGTTGCTGCTTTTGACTTCTTTGTACAAGTATCCATGCGCGTGAACCTGGTTGTCAACGTCCGTCCGCTTGTCCTTGAAACCGGCATTGCAACCCGCTATCTTGGCATGGCAAAGGACACCACCAGCGCAGTCTTGCCCGTACCAGCCAGGGGAGACTTTTACATCTCTGCCATGGCAGGAACAGTTCTTGGACATGTAGTAGCAAAGAACGCTCTTATATATTATAATGGTACGGCATGGATAGTAAAGGATTATCCGGTGTATAATTTTCCGGTATACAATAAGCCGGTGAGAATCGTTGAGCATGAGAACCTTTATAACAACCAGGAAAATCCATATGCCAAAGCCACTGAGAGATCGCCACTTGGAGTGATCAGGGAGAATACTCTGGTAATGCCCTGCGGTGAAAGGTTTATATTAAAAGACCTCTTTATGGTCTATTTGCGCAAACCGAGGGCTGTTAGTTTAACTTCGTCATACAATTGTGAATTACCTGAACACACGCATTTGGAAATAGTAGACCTGGTGGTCAATCACATTTTAGAGGTTATAGAATCGCAGAGGTACCAGAGTTCAAGTCAGGAGTCACTGAAAAACGAGTAAAAACCTTTAAAATTAAACGATTATGAAATCTATCTATTTTCCTGGAGCTACAGTCGGCGTAGCCGGTGCCTTAAGCACTCTCGCCGCAGGTCAGTACGGCATTGTCCCTGCTGACTCTTCAATGCTTCCTACTGACACGTTTGCAATTACGTTGGCTGGCTTTATTGCCGCCGATGCGAATACAAACGCTAATGAGAAACGCCAATTCAAGGTTGTCACACGCAGATCTGCCACTGACCTCACTCTCTATTGCTCACCTGAATTCAGTCTCTCTGAGATCGTAAGATACCAGAAGATTGCATACAGCGCAGGAACTGCCCAGGTAACTACCATTACCCCGGTCCTTCCCGCAACGCAGTATCCCGGTGACATCTACACGATCAAGCTGATTGACCTTACGACCGGCACCATGCCGATGCTTCGCAAGTCATTTCAGGTTGTTCACACGGGTACCGACTTTACAGCTACAACTGTAGGGGATGCATTCAGGGCTCAGATCAATGCCGATGAGGACTTTGCAATTACTGCCTCCGGTACAACTACCCTGATTCTCACCGCTGACAAGGACATCACTTTTGCTTCGGCAACTGATGATCTTGCATCTGTCTTCACGACCGTCCTGACAACCAAGATGATCCCGGCAACGGGTACTCTTGCCAAGGTACTGGCTCTGGAGCAGGAGTGCAACTCCTACCAGTTTGGCGTGTGGAACAAGGTTCTGTTCCCCAAGGTTGCTCCTTCCAAGGCTCAGCCTTCTGTTTCAACCTTTGACATATATGTGCTTGAGCTTGCAAAAGCATACAATCCGGTCGACGGTGGCAAATATCAGGGTGTAAACGTACACAAGCTGTACATCGTTGAAACTGCTGGTGCTGTTTCCAGCTTTGGCGATCTCCTTGAGGCTGCTCTTCCTGTTTCACTTTAATCACCTAAGAGGGGAGGTGATCCTCCCCTTTCTTTTATATTTTCAACCATGGCTGTAATAGCAAAAACTGCAATCCGTAAAGGCGAAGCTCTCATCATGCAGCTTCTTAACGATGGCACCTATGAGGTATTTACCCCCGATGGAGATGCGGTTGTTATTACATTCCCGGATCTGTCGGTGCTCACTCTCAAGAGTACCTTCTTTCTTTCCCCGTACTACCTGCCGGTAGGCAACATAGATACGTTGCTCACTTCTTACTATTCTATCAACCTGCTTGCAGACCTGCAAAAATGGGGATATGATACGGATGCCCTGGATCTTTTCATGCATATATCCGTGGATGATCTGAAGGCAGCCGGTAACAGTGCCAAGTTTACCTATAAGGACGCAGCCGGTTCAGTGATTCCATTTGATTACTCAGTCCTACCGGACGGCGTCTACAAGGTCTTTACCAGTGGGTCCGGTGGTACGGTAACCTATACCAGCCGGGTGCTCACGACCGCGGTGTCAGACGAATATCTTTCGACCTCTATCAATTCGTACTTGTTGCTTCGTGCTGACGAAACTGCGTACAAGCAGGACCTGGACAACATGAAGGACCTGGTGCTTAAGCTTATGATCATTCAGTATGCCCTGCGCTATGACTTCTCTCACGGCTACTACTCGGAAGCAAACATTAAGGCAGCTTCCCTGAAGACAATTGTGGACACTGGAGTATACATCTTTAAACCCGGACATTAATGTTCTCACTCAATCCCGCCGATTATAACAGTGTAGCAGACTTTATTGTTGCGCTTGACAGTTCCATTACTCATAAGACAAAGGAGCTGGCTACCTGTATGGCGCTGGGGATCGAGCACGAAGACCTGTTCCAGGAGATCCTGCACGAGTTCCTGCTTCGGGCAGAATATGAAATCGAATATGAAGCCAGTAGCCTGACTTATGCAGGTTCCACTGTCCGCATTACCATTCCTTTAACAGCTGACATGACATTTATATTCTCTGATGCAACCGAGATCTGATGGCAATAGAACTGGTAAATGTTGGACTTGTAGCAAATGACGGTACAGGAACACCTCTCCGCGATGCTTTCATTCGGGTTAATCGAAGCCTGACGGATCTTGACCTGACCAAGGCTCAGGTATTTTACTCCGAACCCACCCACCCTTACAATGTAAATGACCTTTATATAACCTCAGAGCGGTTATATGTCTGTGTTAACGCGTCCACAGGAGCATATCAGCTCACTGACTGGGATGCTGCCCTGGATATCAGCAGCATAGTGACTTCACATGGGGATCTGATCAACTTGGGAGAGGATGACCACCTGCAATACTTCAATATTACGCGTGGTGATGCACGCTATTCCCTGATTGGACATGACCATTCTGGAATATATTCTCCGATTGCACATACTCATACGGGGGTTTACGCTCCCATAATTCATACCCATTTGATTGTAGACATCACGGATTACGTCCCTGGTAGTGGTGCGGATGTAAGTGATTGGTTTGAGATTGTCAACCCGGGTCTTCCAAATGAATACCTGCGTTGCAAGAAACCTTTTGCCGGCGATTACGAGATCCAGGCATGGACTTCAACCGGATGGCTCCCTCCTACTATCTGGGAAAGTATGCCCCTTGCCACATCTACTTCAATAGGTGGTATTCAATTAGGCTCCGGGAATACTTTATTCCTTCGTGAGGACGGTACATGGCAGGAAGCTTCAGGGGGCGCTGTTTATCCTCCAGCCGGTATTCCGGTATCCAATGGGATTGCCTGGGGGGCATCAATTACAAATAACTCTGCCAACTGGAACACTGCATATGGATGGGGAGATCATGCTGGATTATATGCTCCTGCTGTACATAATCATGACGATCGGTACTTCACCGAGACTGAAATAAACTCCTGGTTTGAACTTGTAGGTACTGCGCCTAATCAATATATAAGGTGTAAATTTCCTTTCGCCGGGGACTACGAGATTCAAGCCTGGAGTGATACAGGGTGGCTTCCTCCTACAATATGGGAATCCATGCCGCTTGCCACTTCAACTACGGTGGGTGGTATTCAACTTGGGAGTGGAGCTACACTGTTTCTTAGAGAAGACGGCACCTGGCAGACAGTAATGACCGGTAGCAGCATGGTTTATCCTGGCGCCGGAATAGCATTGTCGACTGGCAGTGCTTGGGGAACTTCTATAACAAACAATTCGGCGAATTGGAATACTGCCTATGGATGGGGTAATCACGCATCAGCCGGGTATTTAACCTCGCAAACCTCTCATGCTGATGTGGTAGTGGACGGTGATTTTACCTCTCAGGGCATAATGCTCAGGGATGCATCCGCGGGGATATACTCTATTCTCACCAATAACTCCACCAACTGGAACACTGCTTACGGGTGGGGAAACCACGCGGGTCTTTACAGACCGATTTCCTATGTGCCGGCGCATAACGATACCACCTCAAAACAAGGGGGTGCAACGGGAGAGTATTATCACCTGATAGCCAATATTTACAATAGCCTGGAATACGTTCCTAACGGCGGTAGCCCATACTTAAGGATTAAATTGCCCATTGCTTGTGATTATGAAATCCAGGCATGGTCTGATTTTTCTCAGTTTCCTCCCACGATATGGGAGTCCATGCCGCTGGCTACGTCTACAAGTGTAGGTGGTATACAACTTGGGTCAGGTAGCTCTTTATTCCTTCGTGAGGACGGTACGTGGCAAGCTGCATCAGGAGCTTCAGTATCTTTCGGTTTGTCTGAACAAATCCCATATACGAATACAACCGTTAATAACTTTTTATATTCATCTAATTTCAGTTATGATGCATCAGAACACACCTTAAATCTTGCTTGTGCCTCAGCCGAAAATGCTTATTTGACACTGACATACAATACTGTTCCTTCTTTGCGTCTTGGAGCTTCTACTGTTGGAGGAACGATAAGAGGTATAGGTATAACCATATCCGGGATAAATGCGGATGGTGCACAGGTAGGAATAGGGATGCATAAGTCTTCTGCAACTTTTCTCACGGTTCAGGATCCTGACCAGACAACTCCAATGACATATGCTTTTGCGGTAAACAATTCTGCTGGGACTGGTCTTTTCAGAATTGCTGAAGCCGGAGATGTTTATATTCTTGATCTGGCAGCCAAAGCATCAGAAACAAATATAGTTTATTATGATTCTACAACAGGTAAAATAAGTTATGGAGCTGCATCGTCAGGGGGGGTTACAGATCATGGTGCATTGACTGGACTTGGTGATGATGATCATACTCAATATTATAATCAAACACGAGGTGATGCACGATACAGTCTTACAACGCATAACCATGCAGCAACCTATGAGCCGATTATATCTAAATCGACGGGGTATCTCAGGTATACAGGTTCAGCATGGGAATTTAAGAATGAAACATATGCTCTTTCCAGTCACACCCACGCTTATATTGCGACTACTCATACTGTAAACAGTATTATTAATGGTACAGGATTTCTGAAGAATAACGGTTCGGGAACCTGGAGTTGGGATAACAACACATATGTAACAGGATCAGGATCAAATACAAGAATAGCGTACTGGTCATCAGGCAGTAATATTACAAGTAATGCAAACCTTACCTATGATGGAGCAGTATTAACTATTGAACGTGGTATAAAACTCACTGCACCTTCAACTTCAGGTACTGGGTCAGGTATTCGTTCCTCATTTACTGCGGGTGAAGCATTGGCATTTGGGAACCTTGTTTATATGAAAAGTGATGGAAAGGTATGGAAAGCTGCGGCTTCGGGTATAACAACTACCCCTGTCATGGGTATGTGTATGGGTACGGTTTCAGCAAATGGAGCAGCTGATATTTTACTTTCGGGAAGAGTTTACAATAGTAGTTGGAGTTTAGGAACAGGAGGAGATGTTTTATACTTAACTACATCAGGAGGAAGCTTTTCAGTAACTGCACCTTCGGGAGTAACAGGATATGTAGTCCAAGTTATAGGAGTCGTATTATCTGCTACTACAATATATTTTAATCCTTCACTTAACAGAATAACTTTAGCTTAAATGGGGGTAATTCAATATATGGATAGTGTTAATGAATCTCTTTTTGGCAGAGTGAACTCTGCATTAAGAGAAGCCATAAGTGCTATTGATGGACAAACAGTTCCTGTTGATGCTGTCTCTCTTTCAGTAAATAGTTTATATTATGATACTTATGGTATAGCTTATGGTGATGATTGGGTGCAGGTATATTCTTCGGGACTATGGTCTGCGGCAATTTATAATGATACGTACAGCATAATTGATTGGTTTACGACAGGAGGGGTTAATGGAGATCCTCTTCAAGTATCAGTGTTTACTAATACAGTAATAGAGGATTGTCATGGAGCAACAATCAGGATTACACGAGGTACTGAACACATAGATTTGACAATTTTTCAGGATGGAACAGTTTTAACTTGTAGCTAAAAGTTATGATAATATCGAAATACAGAGGGTTCACAGCGGCGGCAATTAAAAGCAAAGCCGACATTCCTGCGCAAGCTGATATGACTATTATAGTAGATGATGTAGACTGTAGAGATATTCCCGTAAGTGATATCCGAAGGGTTCTAAAAGCTTCTACTTCCAAAGTCAGAGCATTAGCCAGAAATGCCAATGTAAATGTATGGTCAGGATTTGGACCTACTGTAAGATCGGTTGTAGCCGAAGCATTGGTTAATTCACTTTCGACAGAAGGTGGTATGGAAGATTTTGCCGGGTATAATCACCAGGCTGTAACACCCGGATGGCTTAATGCACCCACTCCAGGGGATATTTGGATTGCTTCCGGTGGAAGTGCAGTTTTTGACGCTTCACTTGTTATAGGTGAAGTAAGATGGAATGAGTTAGGTATCATTGGGGTTGTTCATGCTATTTATGATGGAGCAACCCTGGTAGCCTACGTAGGAATTGATTTTGATGATGATCTGGTTGCAGACAACATTATAGATATAAGTGTTACACTCTTAAATCAGACAATAACCAAAACATATACAGGAAAGGTATTTTTGGTCAGTCACCTGGTTGATTACACTGAAAATGATAATGTTTGTCGACTGCCAAACACAACAAATTACACAAGGCAGGTGAGAATCTTACCGGCTACAACAGTTGTACTCGATGCTCCGGTTGGATTTACAGCCATGGTAGGATTTACCAACAGTCCTAATTTTGGAACAGTATGGTATACTAACCTTGAGGCGTTGGCTACATATGATGAGGTCAGAGTATATGCAAGTATCTGGGGGTACAGAGAAGGACCTATTGGAAGTGAAATCCTTATAGACACGTTCATCCCTTGGCATCATGATGATTTTGCAGATGGATCAGGACAGCCAAATGGAGAATACTTCATCTATGCCAATGGATACATATGTACAATTAGGGTAGAAGCTATAAACTACTAAGGTTTAATCCTTATAAACCTTTTATGGTAAAAGGGTTATAGATACAACGTTCCTGGCGCAGGATTTTCCGGTGTCGGGGATCACGTAGATTAATTTAGCGTTAAACATTGTATTAAATAAATAATAGGGTCATGAAAAGATTTAAGAGACCAGTTGGTGTAACTGAGGAAGAAAGACTGCAAATAGATATAAAGAAACTATTACCGCGGGTGAGACCGTATAGTCTGTTTGTTCCATTCGATCTTGCATGTTCTGTAATTTATCATACGTTAGAATCCTCAGATGAATTTATTGTTGATGACACCAAGCCTGATGAAATTGGGTTTGGAGCTATATATCATTTGGTAGCGGATGGCGTTCATACTCCTACCTTTGATTCCACATTCGTTAAAAGCTCGGGGAGTTCAGATTACGATCCTACAGTGGGTGTACATAACCTCATTACATTCATTTACGATGGGGGCTTTCATTGGTACTCAATTATACAACCAGTTTAAAGTTCGATAATAATATATAGAATGAGCAGTTTATTAAAAAGTTGGGCAACGTCCATGTCGGGTGGGGGAATAAACTGGCGTTCACGCCAGGCTTTTGCATCTGATACGTTTAACTTTACCACAAATACATGGACAGATAAGACTGGCAATAATAATCATGTACTTCTCAAGAATGCTTCTGCCCGCAGAGGCAATGGGTCTAATCTTGATTATACTGTTACCGGACTCCTTACTACAGATACTATTGAGGTAGTCAGTGGGTCAGATGCACCTACAATTCCTGCAAATGGAACGCTTCGGATAGGTGCAGCACAAACAGTGTACGGAGTAACTATCAAAAGAATTGGAGTAGTATGGGCTATAATTCCTTTCTGTGAACCGTATATTAATGAGAACATTCCTACCATTTCTTATGATGTTTCCGGCAACGGTAGGCATGCTACATGCAATGTTTTGGCATCTGGGAACATAACTACACAAAGCAACTATTTTTACCTGCAGCAGTACGGCTATTCGCTAAGAGCTGCAGATCTTCTTGGGTGGAATACCGGTTCATGGACCGGAGATAAGGCATCATATACAGCAATTTTTGCAGGTGTAGCCTTGTCTGATACTCAAAATGCAAACCGGTATCTTGAACCAACCACGGATGGGTTAGGCTGCAAGTATACCAGGAATGCTACTGCGTTTTCGTTAGCAGAATTAAGCATACTGACTATAGGAAAAAGATACAGGGTAGTGGTTGACTTCCGTGTGATATCTGCTTCAACAGGTATGGCAGGACTTGCTGTAAGTAACCTGGGTCTGACTGCTGCAAATAAAAAATGGTTTATAACAACTGAAAGGCAGACAATTGATCTGGATGGAGTTGCCACAGCTGCACACTTTATGCTGGGTGCTTCTAATGGTATTGGGGTTGAAGTAAACGAAATTTATAATCCGAAGTGCTATCTGATGGTGGTTGTGCCTGCAAGAATGACAGGTACTCTTGATGCCGTAGGTAATACCATTGAGTTTGTTCCAGACGGAGTAACCTTATTGAATTACACTTGCCAGCTTCAATTGCCAGATGCACTCATTTCCGCAGACCAGAAGGGTTATTGGTCTGACTATATGAACCAGGGGTATTGTGTTACCGGAAAGACTTATCTTATTGAGAAGACTGAGACCAATCACTTTGGATCTGGAAAGGTTGTCTTCAATGAGTTTGTTGCTGCTGGTACGGAAGTGCTGGATGACAATAACATAGTGAGACAACTGATACCTCATGTGGCACAGAGAGGTTTTTTCTTTGATGATAATGAAACTCCTCACCCCCGGTCTTTCTCTGAGTTAAAAAACATAATGACACATTATGTTTATATGGACAGGGAAAAGTTTGAGAAGTATTATCACTATAGTAATGACACGCCCGGACTTTATCCGCTGAACCTGTACGATAACGTAAACGTCAACGGGTGGAAAGAGTACAAGGATACCAACAAAATTACAAATCTCACTATCTTAAAGGATACGGTATTCCTTACTGATAAACAGAAGATAGCTTTCAATGCTACCTTCAAGAGAATTGAAGAGCCTACGTTTGCAATGATATCATTTGTCTATGATAGTTGGACGCAGGCTGACTATCAGAATTGCCTGGCTGTATTTGACAACAGAAAACTTAAAGTCACCAGGGCAATCTATTTCAGCGATAACGTAACGGAAGCTCAGACGCTTGTTGTTAAAAATGCCGGGCATGAGATAATCACACACACTCCTGCATTTGGAGCTACATTACCTTCGAACAGAGGTTTTCATGAGGATGAGGAGAATTACAATGAATCTCAGCTTGCCACTTACTACCAGGATGTAAAGGCTTGGGCAGAGAGCAAAGCATACTATAGTGGTGCACATATTCTCCCGGGGGGACAAAACTCTCAACTTACTCAGACTTTAGGATTAAGTTACTTCAAGATGCTGTTTCTGGCAACGGGATCTGACAGGATGAACAGGGCGCCTATCATTAAATATCAGCATATCGGCAGGAGTGGCAGGGAGTTCCTTGATGCAAATGAGGTAACAGCCATTGAAGCGAATGTGGATACTCTGATCTCCGTTAAGGGATGGACCGTATTTTACTCCCATACTTACTCGCATAATGCAAATACCTTAACCAACCAGGGCACTGTGTTTGATTATATCATTGCTAAAGCAAATGCCGGGGATATGATAAGGTTCTGCAAGACTGAGGATGCTTACAATATTTTAAAAAAGATAAAATAGTTACATAACTTATATCAGGATTCGTTTCTGATAGAAACTTATAAACCTTTTCTCCATAAAAGGGCTATAGATATAACAGCCCTTTCTGTCACTCGGACAGACTCAAAGTTCCCTCTGAATTAATTTGGTACGATATAATACCAACAGGGAATTCTATGAAAACAGCAATGGTGTTTATAACCTTCACAATGAGGACAGTAGAAATTGCTCTCCTGGGTTGCATTGTGATGAGCGCTTACGTACTTGTAAAATACTGTGTGTGATGAGTTTGCTGGATCGCATAAAGCAGATGGGCTTTACGGTAGACTTCGTAGCCTTGTACAAGTTTCTGCGCCGCTACGTGGTGCATGACAAGCCTTATAGCCTTGGTGCAAACAAGGACATCCTGGATCCCCGAGATGTCATGTATAAGGTCAGACGTTTCAAAGCTCTTCCATCCACTACCAGCCGCAAAAACATTAAGGAATTCTCTCACCGTTACGACCAGGGCGACATTGGCTCTTGCGTAGGTCACGGTGTGGTAGAAGCTTTCCGCCGGGTGCTGATGATCAACCATCAGCCTGACTTCGCTCCCTCACGCCTGTTCGCTTACTACATAGCACGCGTGGACAAGGATAACGATACCGGTGCATCCATACGCGATGCATTCAAAGCCATCAACCGTCTCGGACTCTGTAGCGAGAAGACTGTCCCCTACCGCACCCGTAAGTTCGCCGAGGCTCCTTCGCTGGAGGCACTTGCCGAGGCTCAGGATCACCAGGCGATAAGATATGAACGTCTGCCTCAATCCCGCCAGGCAATCATGGACGCAGTCTCCCAAGGCTATCCTGTGGTGTATGGTAAGCTGATCTATGAAAGCTTCATGTCCGAGAAGGTTGCTCTCAGCGGTAACGTGCCCGTCCCTTATAAAGGAGAAACCTGTCATGGCGGACATTGCATGGTCATCTTTGACTATGACGAGTATGGGACCGTGGAGCTGAACTCATGGGGAAGATCCTGGGGGAAATGCGGTGAGTGTCATGTGCCCTGGGAGTATGTGCTGGACAGTAAGCAGTGCATGGACTTCTGGGTCTTGTATTTATCTGAGTAATAATGTTAAACCAATAAATATTGAAAATGAAAAAGTACTTTATCTTATTTGCGTTATTTGTCTCTTCTGCAATTGCGATCGGACAAACTACAGATTCTACAGCAGTTGTCACGTATGACTTCGGTGATTCCTTCCTGGAGTTCCTCAAGGCTAATATGTGGACACTCCTCTTTGTCGTGTTGTTCTTCGTATCCGAGCTGGTAGGTGAAAGCGATAAGCTTCCCGAGGGTTCTATCTGGAGGAAACTTCTTAATATGGCTCTGAACCTTGTTCGCAAGAAAGCCACACTCTCTCCGAAGATGAAACGGATGAATAAATTCTACGGGTTTTCTAAGATACTAATGATAGCCGTTCTGCTTTCTGCCTTCACACTTACCGCATCTGCACAGAAGAAGAGTTACCGATGGTATCCTTTCGGAAAAGAAATGGTAGCATCTGGTGAACAGGCTGCTGACATGCCTATCTATTCTGCGGACTCTACACTTTACTTTGCGCCGGCTGTCAGCTTTGACATCTTTACCCGGGGAATCACAACCGGTAATCATACCGTGGGTGCGATACCTGGCATAGGCTACAACATCGTTTATAATCCCTTCCTCTGGGATCGAAATTATCTTGCCGGCTTTGGACTCTTTGCAAGTGCAGCCCTGGATGAAACCAACCCCGATATTTTCCGCTTCGAACTCACTCCGGTCGTATCCCTACTGAATTGGATAAAGGTTGGATATGGCTACCAGTGGAACTTTGGTGGACAGAACGAATGGGTTCTTAGACTCGGCATAGTTAAAAGCCTTTAAGAGTAATGGCTCCCGTTAAAACATTAATTACAAAGGTCATGGATGTCAGCAAATACATTGCTGGCATCTCTGCCATTGTAGTCGTCATGTTCGGAGGGTTCAAGTTCATCGACAATGTCAGTGAGCAGACCCGGGTGATATGCAGCGTACAGGATAAACTCATAAGCATTCAGGACAGCATAGCCGCACTGTCCTGCCGGGTGGATGATATCAACCTGCAGATGGAAGGCATCAATGACAATACGGTGCTGATAGGCAACTACGTGGAGAATGTAAACACTTATGTCAAGGGAGTGAACAAGGCATTCAACTATCACATCCAGACATCACCAGAGGTCAGTAAGGCTGACTGGGCAAAGATGATGGATCTGATAGAGCGCTCAATAATAACCAATCAGGAAATGGTTGAGTCGGAACTGCCTGACCCGAAGATCAGTGTACGAAAAATAAAATACTAAATAAGAGAGGATACTTGAAATGAGTAGCGCTAAGGAGATAGAAAAAATTCTGGGGGACAAAGATTACCAGGTCGATTATTCGAAGATGCATTTGTCATTTGATGACCTGGTGGTTATTAAGCACTTGTTCAATGAACAGGATAAGTACCATGCCCTGGAACGCGAGGAACTCATGAAGGCTATTGCCGAAACTCTCTCACCGTTCTATAATGCGTTTGAGAAAATCAATAAGGAGTTAGGTGAAATTAAAACCAAGGTTTACGTGGATCATGAAGAAAGAATCCTTCGTCTGGAACGTCAGATGCTGGTAAAAAGGGTGAAGCTGTTTGCCATGGGTGCAGTTGCTACTGCCGCGGTAATCATGCTCACATTGTACATATTTTAAAACTATCAAGATGAAGAAAGTATTGTTAAGTATCCGAGAGCGGCTTGAGCTGCCCTCAGTGTTGCCCGAAAGGGGCGCGTTCGTTCAGCAGGAGATCGTGGATCTGATCAAGAAGATGATCAAGTTCACCGCTGCCGAGATTGAAGAGTTCAAGATGACAGATCTGCCCGACGGCAGGACTGCCTGGAGTGTGGAAGCCGCCAAGGAGGTGGAGTATGAGTTCGAGGATTCGTTCATCGAAGTCATGAAGAAAGGAGTCGATCAGCTGGACAAGGCAGAAGCAATCCATACCAGCATGTTTGAGATGTGTAAAAAGATCAGGGAGTTGTAGTATATACGTCCGGCAGAGCCAGGGTGTAATTGATTCACACTCACCGATGTGCCAAAGTACTTATTAACTCGCTGAATTTCATCTATATAATAAGGATAAAATAGGTGTAAGTTTGTGTATAACCAGTAAATAATAGTATGACAACAGAAACAACTTATGAAGAACTGTACAACGTGTACGGTGTTTGCAATCATGTGATCAATGATCTGAAACAGAAGAAATTGAGAGCGCATGGAATGTTCCTTAACTTCCTTCTCACTAACAAGGAACGTACGTTCAAGCTCCTTGAGGAGTTTGAAAAAGACCGTCCCGAACCAAGTGAACAGGTGAAGGAGTACTACACCAAGAGTGGCGAACTGAGAACCAGCCTTGCCAGGGTAGAAGGAGAAACCGACGAGATGTGGGCAGTCCGCAAAGAAGAAGTAGATGCCAAGGAGACCGCACTTAAAGCGGAGTACGAAGTTCAGCTCAAGGAGTGGGAAGGACAACAGGCAGAGTTTGAAGCCAAGCTTGCGAACAAGACCAAGTTCAACTCGATGAAGCTCAAGCAGGCTTACCTGCCGCCGGATATGGAAGCAGAAGCCATGGAGATATTAAACAAATATATTATAACCGTTTGATAATGACACTTAACCAACTCGCATACAGTCTCGCTCAGTTGCTTGAAAAGGAAAATGATCCACAATTCGTGGAGTTGTGCCGCTACAACTACATTCATTACCGGTCGCTGTTTATACGCAGGGATCAGGAGAGGAACAAAACTCTCCCTTCGGCAGCCGTACAGCAGATTGTATGCGATATGGTTATTGTCAAAACCATTGAGCTTACCGGCATTGAAGCGGGCTCTGACATATCCCGCACCAAGGAATCCCTTCCGCAGGTGGTGCGCCTTAAGACGCGTGATGCATTTGAGTTCATCGGTCCCATTGACGGCATTGATCCATTCAGCATCATACCAGCCCGTGAAGCCCAGTATGTTCCCTACGCCCAGTTCACCAAGCTGATACCCAGAGTGTATCTGCGCCGTGGTCATTTATATGTTGTGAATAAGAAACCTTCAAAGATTTTGGTTGAAGCAGTGTTCGCCGATCCCACAAGGCTCGAACGTTATCTGCGCTCCGACGGCAGTCTCGCCTATACCGAGGAGATGGATTTTCCTTTACCCGATGACATGATCCAGGGCATCACCCAGGGTCTGATCAATGGGGAGTTGAAATTCCTGCAAGACCAGAAATCGAACGAAGTAACTATAGATGGACAAGCTTAATCACACAGCAATTGATATATTCAAGTACTATCAGAAGAACAACCCGGGCACGTACGTAACGTACACCCAGTTTAAATACATCCTCTCGCTGTTCAATAAGAAGGCAGCGGCGTACATCCTTCAGGGAAGAGTGCTTAACCTGCACAACCGGCTCGGTAAGATCCGGATCAAAAAAGTCAAAAGGAACTTTAACAGCAAAACAGTGGACTGGCTTGAGAGTAACAATCTCAAGAAGCGCGGTATCATGAAGCTCGTCTATTTCACCGACGACTACTGGTATCGCTGGTACTGGGAGAAACGCACTTGTACAATACCCAACAAGAGTGTGTACAGCTTTCGTCCGACCGGCGGGGACAATGGTAACAGAAAGAGTTTGGTCCGCCTGCTTAAATCAGATGAATTCGCACACTTAAACTTTAAAGAATAATGGTATACAGAAACATTTCCTCCAGAGCCGTCCTGGCAAAGATCCACCGGGACTTCAAACCCGGGTACTCCGGCTGGGAAGCTGATGCCATAGAGTGGATCGGTGAAGCACTTGATTACATTGGGTGCGCTTCGGGCTTTGAAAAACACTCAGAGATGATACCGGTGAAGAATCACCGTGCGATCCTGCCTGCAAACTTCTACACCCTGCGCGGGGTGAACTATAACAACGAGCCCCTGCCCTACGGCGGTAACTTCTACAGTGACCAGAGTGTCTTTGCCATTGAGGTTATACCCGGGCTGGTATCCCAGACCGATGCGCTTGACCCCAATCATGTGGTGACCATCAACCCCGATCAGTATGCCGGGGACTACTACCTGGTCAACCCCAACTACATCCAGACATCCTTTGCCACTGGAGAGATCTTGGTGCAGTACTACCGCTACCCGCTTGATACAAGCGGACTGCCCCTGATCCCCGACAACATCTACGTGAAGAAAGCCTGTAGCTGGTATGTGGCGATGATGATGGCTCAGGGTGGTAATCTGATAGGCACCTTCACCTTCGCCGATGCCCAGCGGATGTGGGAGAAAGCCTGCGTACAGGCGGGCAACGATTGCATGTTCCCATCACCCGACAAGGCGGAACGCTTCCGCGAGATGTGGGTCGGACTGGTGCCCAACCTGGACTGGGATACAGATGCGTTCAGTGAACTTGATTACGATATAGATCCCGTGGTATGAAGCCTATAGGAGGAATGTTTCTGGACTGTGCACCGGCGGATCAACCGCAGGGGACTTACCGTCGTGCGTTGAATATCGTGCTTAACCGGCTTAAGGGAGCTGTAGCGGTCGAAGGCGGTACCGCTTTTGAATTTACAGGACCCGCGAACATGGTTCCCGTTGCCAGCGTCCTGATTGACGCCAGTAACATAGCTGTACTCTTTGCAAAAAGCGACAGCACTGCCGGCATGGACATCGGGGTCTTCAATGAAACCACCGGGGTCTACACCCAGAAGTATCATTCTCTTACCAGGGAGCTTTCCCTGGATCATCCCATCAAGATCATAGCCTACCGCAACTACCGCAACGACCGTATCATCGTGTGGACTGATGGTATTTACAAACCGAGCATCTACAACATTGATACTCCGTTCACCGACGAGTCTATGATGGATCTGTTTCCTACCGCAGTTGTTCCTGAAATGGCTGTCACTGTTGCAGAGGGTTCGGGTAATCTTCCAGCCGGCTCATACTACTTTGCCATAGCCTATGAAATGGCAGACGGGTTCCTGACAGATTACCTCTGTATAAGCAACCCTATCCCCATATTCACACCTGAGCTTGGAGACAATAACTGGCGTGGTGGCGGTACCCCGGGGGAGACGACCAACATGGGCGTCAAGCTCACGCTTTCTGACATGGACCTGCGCTACACGAAGTTTCGTGTTGCGGTTGTTTCCTATATCAATGGTGTGTACGCTGCCAGGGAAACATCAGCTTATTATCTTCAGGGTTCAACCGAGGTTGTGATTTCCGATTTGAATAACACCGTCGACATACTCCTGGAAGACGTTACCATCAACAGGGCAAATTACACTAAGGCAGAAACACTCACTTACGAGAATCGCAAGCTCTTCATGGGCGGGGTCGCTATCACAGACTTTCCTGATTACCAGCCCTACGCAAATGACATCAAGGTTCGCTGGACCTCAAAGTATACCCCAATCGACACTCCTGTAACTGAGTCCTTCAAGGATGGAAGCGTGTGTGTTTACGACAAGGGATTCATGCCGGGCGAGGTTTACTCTCTGTACATCGCGTGGCTGCTTAACGACGGGTCTTACTCCCAGGCATTTCATATACCCGGAAGGTTGAAGACCAATCTGACCAATGGTGGATCCGCTTTCTCAGAGGACATTCGCATAGATGTTCTGGATAATGGTACTTACGGATATTCGGTCGCTGATCTTGAAATGGATTTGATTGTTAATCCGAATGCCAAATATTTTCACACCCGTGATGGCTCTACTGTCTCAGGTGAGATGAGTTACTGGGAGAATGAAGAAAAGTACCCGGCGAACTTCCCGAACAGTTATACAGGCGCTGTTCTTGCTAATGCCAATATCAGACATCACCGGTTTCCCACTTTTGCAAAGATCTCAACTTCGTACGGTGGGGGACACTCAATACCTATGCTTGCCGGGGGTGGATCTACGGCTCTTACGCTTGGTCTGAAGCTTCATAACGTTCCTGTCCCTGCAAGCATTGCAGGTCTTGTCCAGGGGTTTGAGATATTCTACGTCAAGCGTACCTATAACAACTCCCTTGTTAGCGCAATGACTTATCTGATGCTGGAGGGCGCATATTTAACTTCTCCGCCTTCTACCACATTTCCATTAGACCCATATGGGTATTCTATAGTAGCCAGACTTTTCTGCCCGGATCTGCAAAAGAATGAAGAGTACCCGGCTATAGCCGCTGATTATATCCGGCTTGAAGAAGAGATTACCATACAGAGCCCCTATTATTCATACCCCATTGGTCTTCCTGATGCCTCTCTGAACTTCTTAAGAGGAGCTGACTTGCAGAAAAATATTATGTCAGTAAACCAACATGAGTATGTTCCGTTTACACCCGATAAATATCAGGAATCCGGTCTGAAGGTTACTTGTGATCAGGCTAATTCATGGATATATAATTTCCAGGGGGTCAACCCCAGTGAGTACATGATGGTTCCAATCACCATTAATGCATTCAGGACAAACGTTTACACGGGACTTTTCTACCAGCAGCTGATAAATACAGGCAAGCAGTTCTTTACCCGCGACTCGGCGTCTATGGATCCCGCTCTGGTAAACGGTGTGAACTGCCTGTGGGCAACCGTGGGGTACTCCGATGGCATTTACGGCGGGGATATTTACACCAGCAGGTTCTCGCATTACACCAATATTTACGCATCCGGTGGTACTTCCAAACAGCGTAAGCATTATGTGATGCCATACTGGAGTCATTCTAATCTTGGACTGAGAGTCGAAGGAACTGAGTACGGAGAGAAGTTTCTTTCCATGGATGCGCTGGGAACATATCCGAGTCTGACCGGTATTGATTATGGTACTGCTCCTTCGGATCTGCTGCCTGATGCTGAATTTAAGGTGGACAATTATATTAAAGTTTATGACGATTACTCCAAGTCCAATGAGCTAAACATGGTGTATCCTTACGTCTATGGGGATAACAACATCAGCAGCTTCCCTAATCGGATAATCTCTTCACAGCCCATACAGGCAGAGGACACCGGTGGGTCACTGCGCAAGTTCCTGCCACTGGATTATTACGAGATGCCCAAGAACCGGGGTCCCATTACGAACCTGGAAGGTTACAACGGTATGCTGCTTATTCACATGGAGGACTCACTGTACAAGACCACCGGAAAGGTGCAGCTGCAGTCCGACCAGGAAGCCGTTGTTATCGGATCAGGCAACATTTTTGGCATAGAACCCACGGAGATCATAACGATCCCGGGCGGATACGCCGGCTGCCGTCATCCCTTTGCAGCAAATGTTTCCAAGGCAGGATACTTTTTCATCGACGAGCGGGCAGCCAAGATGTTCATCCTGCGCGAGAGTATGGACGAAGTCTCCAACGTGGGACTGAGAAACTTCTTCGAGGAGAACCTGCAGTTCCAGCTTTTGAAGGACCTGCGTACGTACCTCAATACATGGGACGACCAGGGGGAACTCTATAACGATAATGCATTCTCTCCGTTTGGAGTGGGCTACATCGTCACCTTTGACGACCGTTATCTCCGGCTGATAGTGACCAAGCGTGACTTCCGTGTGGTAAGTCCGGGTACCGGCTCTCTGCTGGACATAAGCTATAAGATGCGCGGCGGAGCAATATGTACAAAGAGTGGATCTTCAAGAGTAACCCTGGCGTCACTGGTTACTGCCGGTTACCTTGAGGACAACTCTTTTACACTGAGCTACGACATGGTCACCCAGAAGTGGGCAAGCTTCCATAGCTACCTGCCGACGTTCATGTGCTCAAGCAAGCGCCATTTCTACGGAGCAATAACTCCTATCAACTCGGTGGCTGCAAACTTCTACCGGTTCAACGAGGATTACCAGAACGGTAATTACATGGGCATTGCAGTCAAACCCTCATGGATTGATGCAACGTTCCCCGATAAGGCTGGACAGCATTCCATCACATCCTCTATCAGCTGGACAAGTGCGGTGCTTGATGCCAATGGCAGTCCTGATTTCTACCGCACATGGGATCGCATGCTGATCTATAACACCCACCAGTGCAGCGGATGGAGATCAATTGACTCTGCCGGTACTGGGAGGAATTCTCGCTTTACCGGCGGTCGCTGGCATTTTAACGACTTTCGTGACATGACATCTACCGTGGGGTCTGCTCCTCCGGTCAACAATCCTGTCCAGAGAGATCATGAACTTCTGGTTGATATCAGCGGTAACCCGGTAAACATTGACACCGGCAAGTCCTGGAACCTGCGCAAAAGGTTTATAGACACCTACTGCATCATTCGTCTCGAACACACAAATACCAACCCCGGGATAGTATATTTATATGATCTGGAAACATCAGGACGTCCAGTAGTTAGATAGTATAAAGAGTTTATATAGCACTGCACAGTCCTCATATCAAATTCTTATATACTATGACTCCTAAACGCAAATTCAACAACGCAAATCATCCTTTGAACCTGCCTAAGAAGGGGTTTGGAGAGTGGCTCGATAAGAACCAGGGTGGTGTAGGAATGGGTGCCGGTATCGCCGGTGGAGCTGTTGATGCACTCAATGTAAATGATAATGCGGGGTTAGGTGCACTCAGTGGAGCTCTCAAGGGAGCCGGCTCCGGTATGGCATTCGGACCATGGGGTGCTGCCGCAGGTGCGGTCATAGGCGGTGTGACCAGCCTGTTCACCCAGAAAGCCCAGGAGCGTGCAGCCGAGAAGGCAGCCGCCGAGGCGGAAGCCAAGCGCATTGAGGGTGTGACTGCTGCCAACAATGATGCTTCATGGCAGATCATGCGCAACTTCAATACCGCAGGCATTGACCGTCCCCGGGCTGGTAAAGGTGGAGTGGTGAAAATGCTTGAAGGTGGTGGTGAAATAGACACCAAGGGCTACCACAGCGTCTGGACAAAGGAAAGCCAGAAGAACGAGCGCTTGCGCAACCTTGCCGAACTCAACTACTATAAGAACTACTGGGATAAAGCTCTCGAAAGCAAAAACCCTGAAGCCTATAAGAAAGCTATTGCCGCTAAGCCGGCATCTAAGCGCATTGATCATCTGACCGCTGCTGCGGATTCTATTTACAACAAGGGTGAATACGCTGAGAAGCTGACCCTTGAGGAGATGGAGAAGATGCAGCCGGAATATTACAAGCGTACCAATGAGCTACGTAAGTACTTTGCCAATGAGGACAAGGTCGCCGGGGTCGGTGATGTTGCCGGTGCAAGAGAAGGGGATGTTTCAGCAGAGGATACTGCCTGGGGTCTTCGCAACTCATGGAATGTGCCCGCAGCTGCCCGCTCCTATGTATATGACAATAAGCAGGGTTCAAGATATTCCGAAGGGGAGATCTCTGCCGAGTATAACCCCGAAGACAAGGAGAACGCATTCAGGTTCACGGACAAGCTTACCAAGGACTACACCGTAAAGGCGCTTGGAGGCAACCTCCCTCCTACCGGTAAGAAGATACCAGGGCAGGCAGCAGAGTACCTTGCAGAGGGCGGAGAAACCATCCAGTTCAATCCAGGTGAAGAACCCGCTACCGATAGCTCAGGCAAGCTCAATCGCATTAACGCCTCTACCAGCCTGATCAAAGGTGCCAAGCACAGCGATGCCTCACAGGGAGTCGGTATGACAGGTGGCGGCAGGATATTCTCTGACGATCCCCGTCTGAAGGTTCCGAAGGATTTCTCAAAAATGCTTAAAAAATTGTAATCATGACATTCGCTGAAACTCAGCTTAAGATAGCCAGGCGCAAAGCCAAGTACGAAAAACTGATGAACTCCTCCAATATGGCGGATCGTACTGCGGCTATGATGATGCACGCCCGTGCGGTCAATGCAGAGAATCTGCTATTCGATGCTCAGGAAGGACAGAAGACACCCGAACCCGGGGCTGAAGGACTGCCCCAGCATGGTGGGGGTATTGACTTTAAGAAGTATGGGGTCAATGGATTTTCAGGAGATCTTCTGAAGGATTCTAATATGAACAATGCCAATGAGATAGGGTTTAGCGGTAATCTGCTCAAGGATAGTCAGCACAATACTCCTCTCAGCCTGGGTCCGACAGATCTGAGCGGGTTCACACCAAGCTCTACGGAATCTCCGGGCGTTGCAGGATTTGCCGATTGGGCAAAGGGTAACAAGATGGCAGCTGCTGGCAATACCGTGCTTAACGGCATTGATTATTTTTCCAAGATGAGTGCTATCCGCAAGATGCAGGCACCCCCCAAACCAATTGACGCTCCCCAGATAGCTCTTAACAAAACACTTGATACCGGCGCAGAGCGCAACGACATTTCTCGCAATCGAATCAGCAACGAAAGAATTGCAGACAGGATCCCGGGTATGCAGACCAGTACTGCACTCAAGCAGAAGGCTGGTGTGGACTATCTCAATAATATGAGTCGTGTTCATAGCAAGGAGCAGAATTATGCTACCCAGATGGGCAACCAGGAGAACTATATGAATCACAGCACTCGTGCGCGTAACATCATGCAGTTCAACCAGTATGCCGACGAACTTACCGGGTTTAATAATAACAGGATCGGTGCCAGGCAAAATGCAATGAGTGATCTGCTGGGCGACACCTCGATGGTAATGCGGGATCAGGTTGATTCCCGTGAGGATATGATGAAGTGGGCTTTGGAAGCTGCCAAGTATGATCCTACAGTATTAAAAGATATTGAGAAACTGCTTTCTATAAAAAGATAAATCATGGCTGTAAATCCATTTGCTAATATACAAGACTCACCGTATGTCTCTCTTCGGACGGCATTGCCGTTGGATGAGATGAAAAAGACCGGAGATACTTTTCAGGATCGGTGGGACGTCAATAAGGCAGCTGCTGATGATCTTCAGAGCTCTATGTCAACGATAGCACTGAGTGTTGCAGATCAGGACAGGGAAGCCATTGATTCATTCAACGAAACCATGCGTGGAGAACTGGAAGCGATGGCTAAGTCCGGGGACTATCATAACATGACAAAAAAAATCAACAAGTATGCTTCTGAGTATGCCATGCGTGTAAGACCTGCTGTCGAGGAGAAGGCAAAGCTTGAAGCCGAAAAGGAGCAGATACGCCGACGCAATGATATGACCGAGCAGGATAAGGTAGCTGCAATGGAAGATATTGATCGCAGGTATACCGGTGTGAAATACGATAAGGATCTTGTTCCTATAAAGACCAGCTATAAACCGGGCAGTTATGCCAGCACCGTTGACGTTGCTGCGCTTGCCCTGGACTATGTCAAGCCATGGAAAGCATCCAACCTGGGTATCACCGAAAAAGAGGTCAGAGATGCATTGCCTGAAGCTTTGAAGAACAGTCCTCAGCTGATAGCATACCGCGATAGCAAGATGAACATTGCCCGTAACCGCTATGCAGCTATGGTCCGTAAGGGAGAACTGACCCAGGATGAGATGGACTTCAGAATGAAGGAAGAAGAACAGAATTTCGAAAGGGATGTTATTAATCCTGCCATCGAACTGGCTGTTCAGGAGACTGCGTTCACCAATTACATTAAGCCGGATAAAGACACGGATAGTGGTAGCAGAAAAGGAGGAGATGCTGGAAGAACATGGAACGTGGGTACTACTACAGGCACCGTGGTTCCTACAGTTAAACTTAAAGAGTCACAAGAGAGGCTGGAGGCTGCACGTATTAAGGCTAAACAAAATCCCGACGATGCTGATGCTCAGTATGAGCGCCAGGCTGAGGAAAACAATATAAGGGATCTTTACGAGATGGCTAAATCGCCTGAGCTGAAGGCTAAGCTTGGCAATATCTATCAGAAGTACCTGGAGTCTCCTGTAGGAAAGAAAGATCCTATAAGCATGGATGACTTTGATCGAATGGTACAGGCTTCATTTATGGAAGATCCTACCGGTAAAACAAGGTTTGGACAAGCGTTTGATCAGATAAGACGAGGAGAAATTGCCACATTCAGGAGTGAAAATCAATATATTATGGATGGTGTACAAGCTGTTGTAAAAGCAATTAAATCTGGTGATGTTGAAATGGCAGCTGAAAGCTCTTTTGTTACCGGATCAGAGGGTACTGAGAAGGAAGATACAAGGGTCGGACTTTTGAATAAGCATCTTACTACAGACTTTCAGACCACAATCTCCAATTATGAGGCAGTGGATGATGGAGTGCAGTTGGATGTAGAGCTTAATTCAAAGGCAATGAAAGCTCGTGATCCGGAACATGATACGGTTACATTATCAGATAAGATGTCTGACGGCAAGTATACAGTTATTCTTCACACGTTTGACGAAAATGGTAAACCCGTTAAACAGATTTCTCTGGCTCCCAAGAATCAAGATGTATATCGCGAACAACTCGTGGACGCTGGTATGGAAATGGTATCCACCGGCAGACCTGCCATTATGGAGATGGGCTATAAGTACCTGGATGCTGCTTTCTCAATGCCAATTGTACAGGCAACAAAATTCAGGGAGAGAAGCGAAGGCAAGGTGCCTGGTCTCTTTACGAACCCGGAAGATCCGAGCAACAGTGCTGTTGTCTATAAGAAACTGTCTGATGGGATCTACGGGCTATTCAAGCTTGGTAATGAAGGCGGCAATGCTACCTATACTCCATTGATGGGTAAGGAAGGTCAGCCGATCCAGTTCTCCAGTGCAGCAGGGTTTGCACGTATATTGTCGCAGATGCAGATGGACTCTGCAGAATAGTTAAATCTACCAGAGTTATGAATGAAAACATTGATAAGGTATATTTTAAACTGCCTAAGAATCCTGAAGTTGCTACTCCTTCTTCTACACCGGCTCATACGCCGGTTTATTTTAAGCAAGGTGAAGGACCTGCTGTACAATCTGATGAGTACAATGTAGACCTGGATGAGTTCAGCAAATACCTGGGCAAATCCGGCGGTACATTCATAAATGACCCGGAGGTCATGAACGAGAGCAGAGCTCAGGTACAGACCAAAGGAGCCAAGCTTGCAATGTTTGTTCCCCGGGTCCTGGGTAAAACACTCACCGAGATTGCCAAGATGCCGGGTTACGTTGGCGGTGCAGCGAACTGGATAGCAGATGGCGCTGATTCCGACAACATCGGCATGATGGTTGACAATGGCTGGACTCAGGCAATGGAGAGTGTTGATGAGAGTATTAAAAGTTTGCTCCCTGTTCATACAAGACGCGTTGTTGAGGAAGGTAATGTCTGGAGACAGCTTATCTCCCCGGAGTTCTGGGCTACAGATGCTGCTGACGGACTTGGGTTCCTTGCCGCATATCTTATGCCCGGTGCTGCACTTAAGAGCATTGGTATTGGAACAAAGATCGCACGGGGGCTGAAAGCTACAGCCAAAACAGCAGCCAAGATTGATCTTGGACTGGCTACCGTTACAAATACTGTACTTGAAGCCGCAGCTGAAGCCGGTGGTGTAGTGCAGGATCTCAAGAAATTTTACAGTATGGCAATTGCCGAGGGACTTACCAATCCTGCAACCGGCAGAGTTTATACTGAGAAGGATGCCACAGAGGCAATCGGTATTGCTGGACAGAATGCTTTCCTGACAAACACCGTCCTGCTGATGGGACCGAACTACCTGATGAACAAGAATGTCATCGGGGCATTTGGCATAGGTAAAAAGGAAGCGCAGAATATCATTGGACAGGCTGCCGCCAAGGAAGCCGGGGTTGCCGTAAAGGGTACCCGCGGTATAGCGATGAAACGTCTTATGGCATCCATTGCTTCTGAAGGGTTCTTTGAAGAAGGTATGCAGACAGCTACTACGAACTTGTTCACTAACCGGGCTAAAGGCACTAAGGTAGCCACTGACGACCTGATCGGAGAATTGATGGATGAGTATGCTGAAATGATGACCACCACAGACGGTCAGAAGAGTGTACTGCTTGGTTCAATCCTTGGTGGTGTTGGCGGTGTGGTCGGTGGTATCAGAGAACAACATGCCAAGACCAGGAACGTCTCAAACCTGTCGGATCTTCTTAACCAGAACTTTGAGGGTACTCTTGCAGCTTTTATGTCATCATATGAAACCGAGGAGGATGGCTCTCTTAAACTGGTCGAGGGAATGCCGGTTGCCAACTATGACAAGTTTGTCAACAATGCCAAGAACAATCTCGGCGAAGAGATGACCTCTTACATGCTGGATTATTATGCAAAAGAGGGACGGGCAGATGAGTATTATGCTATGGCAAACGATGTTCTCACCCGGTTTGCTCTTCCCTACCTTCACCAGGAAGGCGGACTTGAAGCCATGGAGGCAAAGCTCGCTGAGCTTGATCCTTCGATTGCAGCTCAGGTTGCCCAGCTGGAAGGTGGAAAGGAGATCGAGGAGTTTAAACGTGAGTGGAAATCGCGATCTGCCAAACTGCAGAAGGTGTATGATAAAATTGCAACGTACGACAATGACTTCTACAAAATAGACGCTAAGACTGCTGAAGAGAAGTCTATGCGCAACCAGTTCATCCACAGGCTGCATAACAACGCTATTATAGAAGCATCCAGGGAGTTCTTCTTTGACACTCAGATTGCCAAGCGTGAGATGGAGATACTTGAGAACAAGTCCATCAACGCAGAGAATTTAGAGCGTGTAAACGCCAAACTCGAAAAGCAAATCGAGGGGATGAAGAAGCTCCGGGACATAGCCATTAAGAACCAGAAGCTGATCTATAACAAGAAGCAGCAGCAGGCAACGTTTGAAGCTGAGGTTGATAAGAAGACCAAACTCCAGGATGACATGGCTAATGCTCCCAAACCTGAAGACCAGTCCTCAGAGGAGATTGATGCTCTGCTCAAGAACCACACACGAAAGAGTGTGACTATAGTCAACAACGAGGAGAAGATCGGAACCGAGAGTGATGAGCTGGAAATAGACATGCTCGACGAGAAGGGTGAGGTTGTCACTAACGAGGTGCTCCTTGACGAGGATAAGCCGGAGCTGGGCAAGAAGCCACTTACCAATAAGTACAAGATCGCGGGACGCTCCCGCGGCAGCCTGGTCTTTGAGAACGTTGACTCGGGTCACCGGGTGTTCCTCAGACCTGATGGTTCCATTTCTTACCAGCTGGACAAATCCGGGGAAGCCCCGATGATCACCTCCAAACTGAAGAGGATACAGCAGGTGCTGAAGGAAGGTCCTGCTCCTATTGTGTTTGATGAGAAAGACCCTCACACACCGTTCTTTGATGATACTTCGTTTGAGACAACCACAGGCAATCTTGAAGCCGTGGTTGCAGTCATCAATGATCCTACTGCCAGTGCGGTTAAAAAGGGAGAAGCACACGATGCTCTCCGCTGGTTCGCTTTTCAGGATGCTTATAAAGTATCTGAGAAGCCTGAACAGGTACTGACCACAATGTCCCTTCGGCAGGTCAAAGCATTACTCGTCAACGATCCTATCAGAGAACAGCTCAGGTTCTGGGTTCCGTCACTTAAGCTCAGCCTGACTGTAGAAGAACTAGCATATCATACGCCTGAAGTGCAGGCAACTGCAGAAGAAGACATTAAACTCGTGGTTCAAACCCGGGTCGTCAGTGAGGGAAAAGAATCCTTTGTCCCCTACACCATGGACTCCAGGCTGGTATGGAACTCGCTTCCGACAGCCAGTTGGGCAACTGACAGGGGAGTTCAGAGGTTCAGCACTAAGACCATTGAGAGTATTCTGAAGGAGGATGTGAAAGCCAAACTGCTGAGTGGACGCGAGCCTGTTAAGGGTTCAGAAGAAGAACTGCAGGTGCGCAAAGAGGTGGACAGGCTGTTAAAGGAGAAGAAGGAACAGGCGATAGCCACCCATAAGCAGCGCAGGGAAGCGTACAAGACTACGTCCCAGACTTACTACATCTCGGTGAAGCATCCCGGCAAACGTGTTGCACTTCCTACAGGACAGAATACCAATGATATTGTAGGTTCCATAATCACCGAGGAGCAGATACCGACCGCACGCCTGGAGTACACCAGCAAGGGTAAAGGTACCTACCCTATCAACATTGAGGGAAGGGATTTCCTGCTCACATCGGGCAAGGTACATATATGGAATGCCACGGCTGGTACGCTGGAAGAGCTGGACTACCGTAACATGAATGCCCAGGAGATCGAGACCTACATAGGTCTGCTCAAGGCGCTGAAGGAAGATGTGATGATTACTCGGGACGGGCAGACGCGTAAGATCAATGCAATGGATCGTATGCAGATTGTCCAATTCCTGAATATCATGACCCCCTTCAATTCCAAGGAAGGGCAGTACAGGTATGATGTTAGCACAGGCTTTACAACCGGCGAGTTCCGCCATGTCAAGTTTGGAGCTGAAGAGCTTACCTACGAAGATATCCTTGAGAATGGTCCAAAGATGGCTGCGTTCCGTGAGTTCCTTTCTGACAAACGGTTTGGTGTTAAGTACGCTGAGCTGAAGATAGACGAGGATTTCAAGGAGTTTGCATTCACCGAAAATGGCGTGGAAGTAATCACATGGGACAGAGCTCAGGGCGGATATAAGGCATTCCTGTTCAGCACTAAAGGTGACCGTGCAGCCAAGCTGACCTGTAAGGTACGTTCAAAGCTCAGCCAGGATCCGGTGGAGAATGCAAAAACTCCCCAGTATCTCAGTGGCAAGGTTGGTCTCAAGCCTTATGGCAAGAGAGTGGTTGCAGAGCCTGTTATGGATAAGCCCGCAGCTAAACCCGTAGCCAAGCCAGTGGAAGCTCCCGCTCCACAACCCATTGTTAAGAAATTTGGAATATTCGAACATGGTGTTCCCTATGTGTTAAGCATAACAAGGGAAGACGGGTCAAAGGGTAACTTTGACGGCGTCAAGCTTACTTGGAATAACCAGACAAATAAGTTTACCTATGAAGGAGCCGAAGATGCAGTGGCATCTGCTAAATCTAATCTGAACAGAGTGTTCTCTGTGCCTGAACCATCGCTTGCAAAAGCACAGGCAGCCTTTGGCGAGCATAATGCCAAGTTCGATATCCTGCGTGTTGAGATCTCCAAGCCTCAAACAGCGACTACTCTCTCCAAGGCGGACATTGATGCCGCGGTTCAGGAGATACAGACAGAGACCGGTAAGGTAATCTCTCAGCAGATGATGGACGGAGCTATGATTGCTCTCAAGCAAAATCCTGGGGCTACCAAGGACCTGTTCAAGATCATCTTACGCTCTATACTTAACCCCGGGGTTAATGTGCCGAGCAGGCGTACGAGCACTAAGCGCATGCGTACCAACTTGTCATCCGAACCTCTGGTAGATATGGATCTGAAGTATCTGGAGGAACTGTTTCCTGAGTTTGACATGGCAATCACTCCGCTTGAGGGTAACACCGGTGGCATGGTGATTGACTCCATGCAGCTCCTGCTCGCTCCCCGCGCTGCAGAGGGTACTCAGTATCACGAAGCTTACCACGTTGTCTCCCTGGCGTTCATGACTCCCAGACAACGCAATAAATTGTATAATGAACTCCGGATGCGCACCGGGAAGACCACCATGACAGATGTCGAGGCTGAAGAGTTCCTGGCTGAGGAGTTCAGACTTTACAAACTGTCTGGTGGCAGCTATACGTTCGGCACGGGTCAGCGTCAGAAACAGAACTGGTTTGAGAAACTGGTCTCACTTCTTACCAGGCTGATGCAAAAGCTCAGACTGTTCACCTCGATCGAGGATACGTTCAGTACGCTGGATGCAAAGCCCTACCTGAGCAAGGATCGCAAGAGCAAGGTTGAGGGTACCTTTAAGAAGAAGCTTGGGGGTCTTTCAGAAGCAGCATCCAATGCTCTTCTGGAGAACCTGCACTTTGAGTTCTTCGACTCGGTCTTCGGAAACGAAGACGTAAACTACTCTGATCTGGTTGCCAATCCTGATCAGCTGAAGGATACCTATACGAACATTGCATTGTCAATGCTCGAATATAAGAACAGCACGGTACGTACTGCGGAGAATGCCAATGAGTATGACCTGGTGGAGCATACGCTCAACAACTGGGATACTCTTCAGGCTCAGCACATCAAGTTCCTTCATCAGAATGGTATTGAGGTTACTCCTATCAAGAAGATCGAGAACACCGAAAAGGTGGACGAGGTCGAGGAGACTGCTGAAACAAAGATAGAGAGCAAAGATAGTCTGGGGATAGCCGATCCGCATCTTACCGATGTGAAGCTCCTCATGCCCACTCCCGTCAAGCTTTTGCTCATGAGTCTGCCGGTATCCGACAGGCTGGTACAAGGTGAGGACGTCGACTATGTGCCCAGAGGCTCCCAGGTGGACGGGTTCACATACTACCGCATGGAGCAATACACCAAGATGGTGAATTATCTTCACAGTAACCTGGCAGGGATCAGCTCTTATCCGAGAATGGTACAGAAGCTTAAGTCTCTTGAAAATCAGAATCATCCTGAGATAGGTGTGCTGATCAGCAGGCTGCGCTCATGGTTCGAGAACTACACTCCTACCCCCGATCAGCGTGCCCTTCAGACAGCCTTCTTTGTACAGTTCTGCAAGACCAAGGAAACACCCATTATTACATTCCTGAGATCCAGCGGGGACATAGTGTTCCTTGACGCTGTCGTGGGAGCGATCTCTGAGAGGATCAGCAACGAATGGAGAAACAATGTCCGCCAGGAGGCAGGTACGCCTAAATCGGCTTTTAAACGCAATTCCAGGGATGAGTTAATTATCGACCTGGAACAACTCATAACGTTAGACAAGGAGAAGTCATATACACTCACTCAGCTGAAGTCAAACGCCAAACTTAAGGTTGGACTTACCGCCGGGCAGAACCTCTCCTTCCTTCGTTCATTCGGAATGAACGTTACCCAGAAGGAGAATCCACTGGTGGATAATGCCAAGCTGTCAGCCCTTGTACATAAGATAATTAACGACGTTACCGCAGAGACTTCCCTGGATGATCTCTACAGCAAAGACGTTATGGCAATCAACAAGGAGATAACTGACGTTCTTGAAATCGCAGTAGAGCAATCTACCGATGTGCAGGATCTGCAGTTTTTGAACGCGGATAACAAAACCCAGTACAGCATCGCACTCCGGTCGTACGTGAGCCAGCTCGTTGACCTGTTAAATGAAGACAATATTCCCTCTGAGCTGATTCCGGCTGATAGAGGTGGCAAGAACATCTCTACAGTGGGAAACACCATTGTTAATTCTGCAATGGATGGAAGAAAGACAAGGGTGGTGCTGCTGAGTGCAACCAAGACCGAGACCAGCGACAACGAGTCTACAGCTGCACTGAACTTCACAGACCTTATCACTACCAGCTTCGGGGCTATCCTGAACGGGTACTTTCCCTTCATGCGTGCTGGTGACAGAACGATGGAGTATGCGCTTGATATGCTGCTCACCAAGGAAGAGCGCGATGCAATGTATCGTCTGGACCGCAAGGGCATGTACGCAATACTGTCGCAGCACCTGATCAATGAGGTTGCCACGGTGTTCGCTCATAAGTACGGGCTGGGAAAGGATCTTAAAAACTTCTCCAAAAACGGAGGTAAGCTTCGCATATTTGACTTCGGTGATTTCATAACCGATGCTGATCTCCAGGAATATTACCAGAAGCAGACGGTTACCGATAACTCCGAGTTTGGTAAGGATATAGCCGGCTCTTTCCTGGCTATGGCAAAAGGGTTTGTTGTAGCCAACCGGGCTAAGGTGGCTCAACTCTTTGACACTATGCTCAAGGAGGAGACTGCTGCAAGTAAGCAGATGCTTCTGGATGCGGGCGTGATCGTGGAGACCCAGTCTGGTAAATTCCAGCCGGTGGGTATCAACATGGAGTCCATTGCAAAGATACTCGGAAATCGGATTACCGAGTTGGACGAGTCCCAGCTGAGCAAGGTCATTGAGTTTGGTGCATTCCGCTATCTGCAGGGTGCTATCGAGCAGACCCAGGTATTTGTCGGGGACATCGCAGGTTATGCCAAATCATCTGATGTGCCCAAGCGTGCCAAGGCGGCTTCATCTTCGAAGAAAGGTCAGCGCGTTGATCCCGATAACCTGGCGGCTCTCTCGGAGAGTCACCCACGGTGGTCCGGTGCCTACAGTGAGAATGTGCGTATGCACGTTGTTGCTGACAGCTCTATCCCACTCTCAATGAGGAGTACCAAGGACTACAACGATGTTCTCGGTGAGGGTAATGCATACGAAGTAGGCTTTGACATTGCTGATGGTCAGAGCAAGAGTACGCTTGATTTCCATCGCCAGATACTGCTTCAGGAGAACTCCTGGTCAGAGGCTCAGGAGAAAACATACCAGTGGGAGCACCAGTTGCTGGCACTTAGACTTCGTAAACTTGAAGCCATAACTGAAAATCAACTTAAGGGTTTATTTTCAACGGTCTTTGCTCAGCATACAAACGGTGAGGTTCCCTCAGTACCGATGTATAAGGGTAAACCAATTAACTATGTCGAACTTGGGATCATACCCATTCTCAAACCCCAGGGATACGGTCCCCTTGCAAACGACGAAGGTAGCTTTATAACCACCAAGTTTAACCTTAAGACTTCGGTAGCTCCTATCTTCCCGTCAATGCTGAAGGATAACAGCCCGATGCTGATATACTATTTGAGCATGCTTAACAGGAATACTGACATGGTCGTGTTCGGTTCGGCAGCCAAGATGGAAACACTGGTTCTGGAAGATTTCTACGACGGCGAGGGCAACATGACCCGGGTCACCGATGAGAGCCGGATCACAGAGGTGTCTTATGATTACATAGGTATCCAGCAGGACATAGAGCCTGAAGTACATGACAACGTTACCAATTCAACTCAGAAACGTAAGTTGGAGGCAACCAACCTATACAGTGTTGGACAGGCTGTTAAAGACGAGAATGACAAACCTTATGTGGGTACTCTCAAAGATGAGCAGATAGCACTTACTACTGAACTTTCACAAAGGCAATGGACAAGGTTGGTAACAGAGCTTGGACTTACAAAGACAGAGGATGGCTATATACTTGATACTACCAATGCCGAGTCGGTGGCTAAGTTCCGTAAGCTCCTTAAGGCTGAATTCGAACGCAGGCTGATGCCTGATAATGCCATTGACGGTATTGATGTGGTTACAAGCAGCGACCAGGTCCTGTTCGATACACTCTTCATAAAGGGTAAGATCCAGCAGGTACTTAACTCCCTTGTGAGAAACCGGGTTATCTCTTTGAAGACAAACGGGGATATGATGATCCAGGAGAGCTCTATCGGTTATGATGAAGAACTTGCATTTTACCAGTATAAAAAGGGAATGAGGCGCATCTCTAAGGCAGAGGTCATGATCTCGCTTCCCAAGGACTGGATCCCTCTGGTTGAACAGGCAGGCGGTCTGGATGCCTTCAACGCGCTGATAGCCGCACGCAAGTACAGGCAAGCCGGCATAGATCCCCGTCTGCTGGAGTTCAGCGCCAACCGCATACCGTCTCAGGGTCTCAATTCCCTGGAGGTGTTCCGCGTGAAGAAATTCCTTCCGTTCTACGCTGGTTCCCGGATCGTTCTTCCGGCGGCTATCGTGGTCAAGTCAGGATCTGACTTTGATGTTGACAAACTCACCTGCTATCTTCCCAACTATGAGATGAAGGGAGCTACTCCTCGGTACATCGAGATGAACTCAAAGGTTACCACCGGGGAGCAGTCCTCCAAAGCACTGGAGAACAGGCTGAACGAGGTATCCATGGAGCTGCTGCTCATTCCGCAGAATTTCAGGCTGCTGATCACTCCTAACACCGCGGCAACCCTTGAGGCATATGCCGACAAATACGGTGGGGCTGACAAGCAGACAGCGTATACCGCTACTGAGCTGGTCCTCTGGAGCACCAACATGAAAATATCCCGGGCGTTCTGGGCTGGTAGGGAAATGATATCCCTTGCCGCTATCCACAACGTGAGTCATGCGATCTCCCAGCGTGCACCGGTCCGGATTGAAGATCCTGCAGTGCAGTTTTGGTTTGAAGGTCAGGAGATCCCTGAAGGCGAAAGCATTACCATGGGACATATAACGGATAAGAGTGGTAGGACTATCTCCGAGAACTTTGCCGAGTTTCTTTCAGCCTATGTTGACGTAGCCAAGAAGCCGTTCGTCTTCTTCCTGAATGCCAACAAGGTCGGGTTCCCCGTGTTCTCATTCCTTAACAGATTTTCCGTAACCGCTCCGGTGGACATGGAGACAATCTCCGCATTCATGACCCAGCCTATCATCACCAGGTTCATGACTGAGTACGAGAAGTCACGTTCGATGCTGATGAAAACAGCCAAGAACCGTGAGGACATGTCGGTCGAGATGGATGAGAGCATCGAGAAGATTTACAACGCGCTCTCCAAGGAGTTTGGTAACGGACCCAAGTATGAGAACTCTCTGGCTAAGCTTTATCGGGACTACTACAACGCGGTCAAGGGTTCAAAGAAGCGTGAGACGTTGCTTACAGAGATTAACGAACTTAAGGCAGCGCTGGACTATCCTATGTTGAATGTAAAACAACTGAAGGATACGCTTGGCATCGGGATACTCGATCAGTTCCTGGTGTACCGTGAGTTCGGCAAGCAGCTGGATGCGTTCCATCAGGTGACCCGTCCCGACGGTAGCTATCCCAAGACCATGGGTGGTGCCGTGTACCACCGGCATAAACTGCAGCAGGTTCGCAAAGTAGGGTTCTTTGCAACCGAAGATATTGACAGGTTCCTCAATGACACTGAGCTGAAGCCTTTCCATGATGCATGGGAGAACAACACCAATCTTTACGGCAGCTTCTTCCTTACCGGCAACGGAGCAATGAGTGAGCTGGTTGACCATGTCATCAAGGTCTATGACGATCAGTTTGGAATGGACGTTGAGTACGTTCTGGACCGTTTCGAGAATGACTTTGTAAATTACATCATCCACACTCGCACCGAGCTGTCGGCTGAGCCTTTCTTCCCGCGTCCTCTGAATGAGGAGTACGAGCGACTTGTAATGGGAGAAAGCTCAGTAGCATCCCGGATGCCTGGCATGCGTGCACAGGTCGGAGACAACTACCTGATGAAGGAGTTGTACGAGATCTTCAACGCCAAGCTGGGACGCCGCGACGAGCGCACTGAGACCGAAAACATCAAGCTGTTCATGCGCAAGTACACTGCACAGGAGGTAAACCAGTTGGTCAACGGGTTCAATGAGCTCTTTGACAGTCAGGACCCGGCGGTCAAGCAGTTCGCTGTTGATCTTGCCGAGCTGGCTATCGTTCAAAACGGGTTCACCAGGACACCGTTGAACTTTACGGACATCATCCCCAATACTCTTATACAGCCAATCTTCCGGGCTATCATCGCCAAGTACCAGTCTGAGGTTGCCGGCATGAGCCAGGCAGCATGGGCAGCAGAGAAGGACCATGTGTTCAACTCTTTTTTGATGGTGAACTACCGTGACAAGAGGATCGTCCCGCGGATGAACTTCTACCAGATGTCCGATAGTGTGCCCGAGGAGATCTACCGCAACAAGCATTACCACTATGGCAAGATCGCTACCACTTCCACTTTAACAGCCTTTGACTACCTGACCTACGAGGTTGATGCAGTTGACTTGACGACCAAAGCTGCTTTGCAGAAAGCTGGTAAGCCGGTTCCCCGCAAGATCGTGATCTACAAGAAAGACCCGGTCCCTGAGAAGTATGGCTTCAACACCTACTTTATCTATCGGGCGGTTTCGGATGGCAAGGGTGAAGGTATTTATCTGAAGGAATTCTACGCTGAAGAGCACGGATCCGTCCTGGCGTCAAATGGTGGAATGCCGAAAATTGTCAAACCTGCAGCTAAAACCGATATTGAGGAGGAGTTTAAGTACGCTCCCCAGTACGCCCTTCACCGCAGTGATAATCGGGAATCAGATTCCGAATTAAACACGGCTGTCAAAACATTCTTAGCCGGTCTGGGTATCCCGCTGGAACCGGTCATGCAGATCCTGGACGAGAAGGGAATGTCCACCGATTACATCGCAGTGGCTGACCTGGCAACCCGTACGGTTAAGTTCGTCGAAGGCAAGATAGGCATAGCTGAACTCCCGGAGGAAGCCGCGCATTGGTACGTCGAGCTGCTGGGGGCGGATAATCCTGTCTATCAGAAGATGATGAGGGATATTACCGGGTACAAGGAGTACCGGGATGTGGTTGAGAGCGATTACGCAAAGGTGTATAACGCAGATGATATGAAATTACGGAAAGAGGCGGTTGGCAAACTCATTGCAAAATACATGGTCGGTGAGTACACCGATGCCAAGATCCAGAGCTGGTGGAAAGCTATCTGGAACAAGCTGGTACGTCTGTTCCGCGGGTTCCGTAATGATCCTTACGCAGCAGCTGCGCACCAGATTCTTATTAATAAGATCAATGAACTGACCGTGGCTCCGGAAGCCGTAGAGTCAACGGATGCATTCTACTCCAAGGCAACCAATCAGCGCCGGTCGGATGCATACCAGGCGTCGCTGGAAGCAAGCATCCGTGAGCGCAGGCTCAAGGAAGCCGAAGATCGTAAGAACAACAAGGTAACCACCGTTCAGGAGGTTAACAAGCATGCCGAGGAGAGTAAAGACTCTGTAGATGCGGCTGCCATGGAGATACTGAACAACTTCGAAAAGTATTTCCCTGACTACGCTGATTTTAGCAACGAAGAGCGCACAGCATTCGTAAAGATGATGAGTGAAGGACAAATAGAAATATACTGTTAAGATGGCAAATTGTAAGCAAGTAACATTCACCGACCAGGAGTTCCGGAACATGCTCTCTAACTTTGAGCAGGTTTATACTCTGTACCCGGATCAGTCACAAAGTATCACGGCAGAATACCTTGAAGATACACCCAAGCGGGTGAAGATCGGCGAGGTTATGAATGCCAAAGGGGAAAAGCAGAATGTGTACACATATGCTGCAACCGGGGAACAGGCGCTGGAGCATCGCGTGACCGACGAGCAGGCTCGTACGTTCCGTGCACACAAGGGCAAGATCGAAGCTGACCGGATTTCAAACCTGCCTGATAACGTGGTCAAGCGTGACACTGGGACCTATGTCCACAGTGTGCTCCAGGAGATCATGACGAACATCATCGCCGGTGGCAGTGAGACGGTCATGAACAAGATTCGTTTTGCAGCCCGGGACTCGATCTACGGGGTAAGTGCCGAAGACTTTGAAATGCTTCGCAATGGGGCACAGCATATCTATGATCAGATCCAGGCGATTCAGGATCAGATAAACCTGCAGACAGGTACCAAAGGTGAGGTGAAGATCTACCTTGAACACCTGGTAATGGATGCCGAGCGCAGCATCGGGGGAACCATGGACATCGTTGCACTCTTCTCGGATAACACCGCTTCCATATACGACTATAAGACCATGCGTGCCCACAGTCAGGACTTGCTCCTGGTTGATGGGAACGTACAGCTGATAAAAGACCTTGTACCCATGTACAAGTACGAGGGTTTCACCATGCAGCTGGGGGAATACCAGAGGATACTCACCCAGAAGTACGGGGTGAAGGACATCCGCGAGAGCCGCATTATACCCATTATGGTCCAGAACACCTTAAAGGAAAAAACGGGACGGACAGAGGATAGCCGGTTGAACAACAAGATTGGTATCATCCAGATGGGATCAGAGGTTTCCGAGTACCTGGAGCAGATTGCCATAAATGAAAAGACCGGTATCCCGGGGCTGGATAAGCTCATCAAGGGACAGATCAACATCGTCGAACGTCTGCGTGAGCAGGTAAAGACAGCTCCCGCCAGTGAACGTGAGGGGATTTACAAACGTATTACCACGATCACCAAGGGGCTCAACCAGCTCATGATCAAACATGACATCGGCTCACTCATGGTGGATGTGTATGAGCTGACCCAGCAAATCAATTCCGGTATGAAGATACCGCGGGAGCTTGCAAGCGGAGACCTGAACCCGGAGTACCTGGATATCAAGGAGCTTCTTGATTACAAGAACCAGCTGGTGCTTTACAGCACGATGATCGAGGATCTCAGCACATCACTTGAGACAGCCGAAGAGGAGGATGCGGTACAGTTCACACAGAAATTCAAGACTCTGTTTGATAAAATATCGTATGCTCAGAACATGGCTAACCGGTCTCTGGGTCTGTTGGATGAACTGCTCTGCAAGAGAACCATGGAGATCATGGACGAGGCTGCCAAGCTGGACAACGGACAGCTGAAGACCCAGCAGGAACTGGATCTCATTGATAAGACTGTCGGACGTCACTCTCAGGTGGAGAATGCTATCTTTCAAAAGTCCAAAGAGCTATATGACCAGGCATACTATCGCAAGGATCAGGCGGTCCGCAGGGTCTATGCCGAGGTGGAAGAAGCGCAGAAAGCCCTGTTCAAGTGGGCATCCGATAATGGCATGTCACACAAGCAGGCTTTCATGAAGCTTGTTAATATGTCCACGGGTAACCTGCATCCGATGCTCGTTCAGAAGTTCTGGGATGAGCAGAAGGAAGCACTGGAGTCCCGGGATCATAAGTGGATGAAAGCTCATTACGATATTGATGAGCGGTCCAAGGAACGCTATGCGCGCCGGCTGAAGGCATATACCTCCAAGCAGTATCGTGATCATAATAACGGTCAGGATCTTGTGATGAACGGGGAGGTTGTACGTACCGGGTCTTATTATAAATCAATCATTGACAATAATATAGCCAACTGGATAAAGGAGAATAACCTGGAGACGAGCAATGAAGCCTGGACGCGGGAGTCTAACCTTTACCAGCTGAGGATTAAGAAAGAAGTTCTGGAGAAGTATAAGTCCCAGGAGTACCGGTTCATTGAGAACAACCCGGCACTCAAGGGCTACTATGATATGTATCAGAAGTTCAATGATGAGTTTCGTAAGATGATGGGATTCAACTACAATGAGCTTCCCTCGAACTTTATTCCATGGGTGCGTAAGGACTCACTGGATATCCTGGTGCAGGGCGGGGTCAAGCAGTTTGGAAGTTCCATACGAGAGCTGATGGACAATCTTAAGGTTCGTGAGGAGGATATCTATATCAAGGGACAGGATCTGAACACGGGTAAGATGCGTCGGCATATACCGATCATTTTCCACAACCCGATCCTGGACGAAGATGGGGTCAAGAGGATTGACAAGAAGAGTTTCGATTTGAGCAACGTCATGCTGCAGTGGGCAAACGTGGCGTACAACTATAAGTACATGTCCGAGATTGAGGATCAGGCGCTGGGGCTTAAGGAATATCTCTCAAGCAAATATTATAATGAATATCAGACTACTGGTAAAGGGAAGAAGCTGATCAACCGTGCCGGTGGTCTTGCGACCAAACAGTTCGGGGCTGTTTCGGACACACTGGATGCTTTTGAAAAGATAAACAACTTTCATGTGTACGGAGTAAAGTACGGTGAAGGTGGTATGCTGGACAAGACCTCCAAGAAGGGCATCTCTACCAAGAAGACCCTGCTTAACCTCAAAGGCTACATCTCACTCAGCAAACTCGGCTTCGGATTCTTCCCGGGGTTTGCGGCAGGTGCGCAGGGTCATGTCAATGCGATCGTAGAGGCAAAAAAGGGCATAGCATTTGATATGAAACAGTGGAGGAATGTGTTCAAGTTAGCCGCTACTGACACCAGGAGAATGCGTGGAATATGCGAGTTCTTTAACATATACGCCGAGGACTTTACTCAGAAGCGGGCTCATAAGCTTGCTGGTGCAAAGGCTACGAAGATGTTCTCTTCGCGGACGGCATTCTTTCCGATACGTCTTGCCGACGAATCCGTGGATGATACCATATTGATTGCCATGGCTCAGAATTATGGTCTGGATGTCGATGGGAACCTCGCCAGGTTGATGAATTTGCCCAAAGGTACCAAGAGTGTACTGGATATGGCAAGCATGGACAAGGACGGTAAGTTCCAGCTGGACCTGGGAGAGCGTGGCTACATCCAATTTAAGAATGCAGTCAGGGAAGCCTCAATCCGTATTAAAGGTACGATGAATGATCAGGACATTGCCCAGCACAGTCTGAACATGGCGATGTCAATGGCAATGCAGTTCAAGACATGGATCCCGGGCGTATTGGAAGAACGCTTCGGTAAGCTCAGCTACAACAAGACGCTGGACGCTGTCAACTACGGCAGGTTCCGGGCGTACATGTCTGAATACGATCATATACAGGGGGCATCCTGGGCTGAGTACATTGGTAAGGTTGTCGTGCCAAATATGGGCAAGTTAATCCTGGACATGGGGACATTCGGTATTTCCACCAAGCTGGGCATCAAGCGGGTCAATGAGGCTCGCGCCAAGGCACATTTTAACCGGTGGAGAATGGCTGAAGAGAACACCGACAAACTGGATACCTGGTACAGGGCAGCCTTTCGTACGTGGAAGAACCTTAACGGCAATCCCAAAATCTCATTCAAAGAGTGGATTTCCTCACACAGTGGAGAAGCCAACAAGATGATCTATGACCAGTTCCTGGATATGAAGCATCGCCAGATCAAAGCAATGGTCAACGAGTTGCGTATAATCCTTGCACTCCTTGGGGTCATTACCCTGATGGGGAGCAAAGGGGATGATGATGAGAACCCGTGGTACTATGATACCTGGGCTGGGAGAACAATGAACAAGGCGCTGAGCCGTGCTCTTTCGGAACTCATGTTTACCTATAACCCCACCGAGTTTATCCGGTTGACATCTTCACCATTCCCGGCATTCGGCATACTCGGTACGGCTATGAAAACCCTTACCAACACCGGAGATGAAATGCGGGATCTGATATTCGGAGAGAACTCTGCCAGGGATATCACTCCATGGGGATATTACTCCTCACAGTGGGTGCCTGGTGTAAACCAGCTTCGTAAATTCATTGAGATCTATGCTCAGGATAAGAAAAATCCTTATCAGCTTGGAGCATCACGGTTCTAAAAAAAGAAAGGGCTGCCCAATCGGACAGCCCTTCTTCTTTATTTAACGTCATCGGGACCCAGCTTCAGCTTGCTGTTTTTAACAACAGTCTTTACCAGTGTGGATTCTATGAATACCGCCATGGGCACGCCATTCTGGTTTGTAAGGTTGTCAATGCATTCCTTGCAGTCTGCATCTGATTTACCCATGATATGAATCCAATATTCATTTACTGCCAGTGACTTCCCACCTTGATCCAGGCGCAGGCACTTCGTAACACAATCGGCATTGATCACTCTTTCTTCAAAAATCCTTGATTTATCCCGAAGAACCTTTATGTTAGCGAGCAATAGGCTTGTGTATCCAAAGTATCCATAGTTCGGCTCAATCGTATAATGGGCTATTATGCCTTTTTCCTGCAGGTTCTGGATTCGAACCAGTGTTGGGCTTGGGGAGAGTCCTATCTTCTCAGCAAGGTCCTTGTTGTTAATGTAGGCGTTCTCCTGAAGGATATTCAGTATTTGAATATCTATTCGATCGACTTCACGCTTTTTCATTTTGTTCAAGTTAAATACTACGAATCCACTATACAAATATAATTTAATTTCGTATATACGCACATTTATAGTAAAATAGTTGCATTTAACAGAATTAAATTTGTTCTGTTACCAGCTGATTGGGGTTAACTTACGCGATATCAGGAAGTTATTGCACTTAGTAAAGTACTTATCCCTCACATAATCAGGGGTATAAAGTGCCCCATTATTGATCACATAGTGCTTTGAGTTATCAACATACTGACTTAATTCAGTCGCAAAACCGTAGAACATGAACACAAGATGTTCTCTTTTTTCACTCAAAGCAGACACGATATCTGCAGTAAATTTCTCCCATCCGATATTCATATGCGGAAACTGTTCGTTGGATGTTGCCAGGTAATTCAGCAGCAACACGCCCTGATCAGCATAAGTTCGCATGCTTGCGTCGGATGAGAGCATTAGGCATCCCTGGTAAATGTCCCATTCAATTTCCTTGAGCAACTCTTTGGTTGCCTGGGGAACGGAACCTTCGCCTTCGAAGCCGAATGCCAACCCGTTCGATCCCTTTGTCGGGAAAACGTACGGGGCTACAATAATGACCTTGGTATCCATAAACGAGGTGAGCCGGTATGGAAGGAAGATATCCTCCTTTGCCGGGTACATCGTATGCGTCCGATATTCAGATGCCAGGGTTTTTGTGAGAGCTGTTACATAGTCTTGGTAAACGATGGTTGCAATCTCGGAGTACCATTCATAACCGAACAGGTTGATGATTGGACCGGTGTTGCTATCCTTCCAGACTATATCCCAGTGCTTAATAGGTACAAAGCATTTACGATCCACAAAGGACTTGTTGTCCCATTTAAAAGAAAGCCCGACTGAACGGGCTTTCCTTGCTTCTATCGTGTAAACGGCTCTGTCTGTTTCATACTCGACCATGTCTACTGCATCGAGCACGTTCCTATTGATTGACCAGGATTTAGATTTACGGTGGATTTCGGCTTCACTTTCGTGCTTGTGGTAGATCACGCTACCTTCTCGTTCAATGATGTTGCCTATTCGGCGTTCTTTGTTGCCGTTATCCCTAAGCAGTACGCTTAGACTTGGACGTTCCAACTGGATGTAGTTTCCTTTGGAGTCCTCTTTCTGTATTAGTTGCTGTATTTTTTCGAGGTTCATTACTTAAAGTTACTAATGGAAGATCGTTGCCACAGTTTGCGCAATGTCCGGTTGCTTGAACAAGCGCCGGACTCTCATAACCACACACACTGCAAACAGGAGAAAATTGTTTGGACATCGACTATATTTTAATGAAGATTAGCAGTAGATTAATTGTTGACTAAAGGCGTTGCAATGTAAACAAAACTTTATTTTTTTTACAATAATTTTGTTAACCGCTACTCATGTTCCTTTGGCATAAGCATATACGTCTTATTCACCGTTTCCTGCTCTTCCTTGGGGTTGATCCAGTCCCCGGTGCTGAAATGATACACAATTCTGTTTAACAGCTCTGCCGTTTCCTTCCTTCCTTTGCGAAGATACGGCTCGCTGATAACATATGTCCTGCACAGGTTTCCTCGGGTGGTCTCGACTGCAACGATGTAATGATCGTCTGCCTGATATCCGGTTAACCCTTTGCCTTCCAGCCACTGGCGTACTGCGTGCTCATAGAATGCAATCTGCCGGTAGTAATGATAATACTCCACTGCATCCGGGAAATTGACAATGAACTTGCTGGTGGTTTTAAAATCCACAATGGAAAAAGTTTTAGCCGTATGGTCAATGACAAGGCGGTCAAGCTTTGCCTTGAAACTTAGGTTAAGTCCATTCCACTCTTCGGTCCAGAAAATCTCGATCTCATTGAACACTTCCTGCCCCGGAGAGTTAATCAGCAGCAGATTTGCAGCTGCGTTCCTCTTAACGCTCTCGGCACACTTCTTCACATTCTCATACAAATCACCGTCCAGAATGGTCCTGTCACCTGCCTGTTTGAGTGCATTGAAATAGGGAGTACCCATTTCAACGAGCTTGTTCACGCGGGTATCATCTTTCCAGTTCTTCTGGTATCCCATGGCATTTGCGGCAGTCAGCAGCTCGGTCTTGTAATTGGTAAGTTCGAGTGCTTTCTGCTCCTCTGCGGTCTTCTTGTGAGCTGCAGCGGTGAATATGCTCTTGACCAGGAATTGGATCGTTTCTGAAGGCATCTCACAGGTCAGCACCGAGAACTCCGCCGGAGTCAGGATGAACTTGTGAATGTAATCACCCTTCTCCAGGGAGGGGGTCTTCTCGTCGTCAAATTTACCGTCGATGTAATCTTTGAACTTAGCCGGTGCTCCGCCAGACTCCGGATCTATTAAGCTCAGTGATGAGTTGCTGATAGCGGGGTTAAGATAATAATTCTCCATTTCTTTTACAGATAAGGCTTCTGAAAGCCGGTTAATAATGTCTACTTGTGCCCGTTCTTTTGCTTTGATCAGGTTCTCTGCCATCTCATAGATCTTATGCCACGTTACGGTGTACCGTTGCATCCTGCGATCCTTCTCCAGTTCCAGTTGGTTTGCTATTACCTTACTATTATGCAATGCTGTTGCATGGCTTGTAAGGTGAACAGCTCCCGCCAGGGTCTGGAGAGAGAGTTTGGGAAAGAAGGACTTGAGAGCGTATACAGTAAACTGTTTACCATATATAATCTCTCCTTTCTTTCCTTTGCAAGTCTCATCAGTGAGATTACAGATACTGAAGCAAATGGCTTTTAACTCGCCAGGGGTGAGCCAACGCTCAACTCCGTCTGGACGTTCCTTATATCTTTCCATATTTCTCCTACTTTTGTGCTTAGTTGTTCCAATGTGCCATTGTTATCAATGACATAGTCCCACCGCTTCTCTTTATCCAGCGCAACTTCAGAGATGTGTACGTCTTCAGCCAGGTTGTCCCGGTTGACACGAATGAGTATACCACCACGTTCTTTTATAGCATCAAACTCGTTAGGGAATCTGACATCGGTGATGATCCAGTTGGGGAAATTCATTGGGTGAGGATGATTGGTGTATCCTCCAGTTTTTTCAATAGCTTCGGTCGCTGGCTTCTTATAATCCTTCATCAGGGCATTCACCCACGCATTGGGGTGAAGGTTCTCCCGGATACAGTCTGTACCGATCTTCTGAAGCATTTCCCGTATGGTCATCCGCGCATCGTCCACATCTCCTACCAGCCTGATAAGGTTCTGGTCGTTCCACTCCTTGGGAAGGTAAGACCGTTTGATATGGTCTACTTCGAAGTAATGCAGTGGAATGCCTGTTAACAATGAAGCTACCTGCTTGACATAGCCGGCAAACTTCTTGTGCTCGAACTTGGGGTAAGTGTCGTCATGGACTGCCGCAGTGGCAATCATTGTGCCCACGGTATCCTTACCGCTTCTGGCGTGTCCGCTTATTCCTATTATCATGATTCAATGTGTTCAAGTTTAAATCCAAATGCTCTTAATTCTTCAGTGAGATCAATCCAGTTTCCTCTAAGCTGGTACAGGTTGACGTATGTCAGGTATTTGCGGCAGGATGATTTTGTTAAAACACCCATGAACCTTCCATCTCTGTTGTAACCAATGATGGTTACCCCGGTGATATAGGTCTTTGTTACTGTCCGGCGCTTGAACCACCCTACTCTTACTTTCTGTTGTATCATGCCATACCCTTTAAGGGCGATCATCTCTCTGGACGGGGTCATCAGCATCTTGTTGATGGATGCATCAAGCATCGCAAGCCGTCCCTGGCTTACTTCTACTTTCATAGGTAAAATATAAGGGAGAGGGTCGTCCCCTCTCCCATTATAAATTAGAATGTCTCGCCTTCTGCAAGCGGCTTGGTCTCAACGACGGGTGCAATTGCTGCATCGCCAATGAGGAACAGCCTGTTCACAATCAGCTGAGTTTCTTCTTGAAGTCTTTCCTGCTCTTCAGGAGAGAGATCCAGGCTCTCGTTCAGCACCCTCTGCGTCTCGCGCAACTGTGCTTCGAGCTGCTCTTTCTCGTAGCCACAATAGTTGGCTTCGAAATATGGCGTCTCAAGCTCCTTGAGATATCCACTGTCAGTGACCTCGCATATGGCGTACGGGTAGTACTCGCATACACGCATCTTCTGGAATGAATGATCCACGGGAACTGCAATGACATGAGCCGGGTTGACCAAAACGGCAATGACAAACTGGTCATCGCGCCTGTTGAAATCAGTGACATACGCCGGTGCACCTACATGCAGACCATAAGAACAGGTCTGGTGAGGATCGGTGTCACACTCTTTTCGTTCCATCCTGACTACTTGACCGAGCTTGATGCTCATCTTCTTGGTATGCCAGTCGGTGAATGAAAGCTCCTCCTGCTCGAACAGATCATTGAGCTGGTTAAAGAGCTCTGTCAGGGTTCCCAGGTTGTTGAAGTAGTTAATCTCCATCCATACGTCTTCGGGATGTTGCTCTTCAAAGCCCTTTGACTTTGCAAGTGCGATAATCTCGTCAGCGCTGAGATGACCAATAAGCGGAAGCCATTCGATCTTGTGGTTCTCGTACATCCATTCAGCTGCAGTGTCTGATACGGAATCCTCCATGTCTTCAACTCCGGCAGCTATAAACTGGTCGATCTCGGCGGTTTTCACCACATCAAACGTCCAGTCTTCAGGATCCCTGCCGGTACGGATGACCGAGAAATCTGCCGGGTTCTCATGCATGGCAGCCTTCATCTCGATGTACTGCTGTGCAACAAATACAGCATAACTCTTATGCTGCATATTGATGCCCGCTACAGACTTGTAAGCGATGAAATAACCGCTGTCCGTGATTGGGAAGCTGAACTGATCGGCGAAGGTGAACAGGTCGTTGCGTGCCCTATCGTCGGGATTGAGCATACACAGCTTCCAGAAATTCTCCAGTGCTGTAAGAGGATACCCCTCTTTAGCGTATTCCCGTATCCGCTGCACAAGTGAAACAGGCATGGGAATGTTGTAACCCTTCAGGAAGAAGTTGCCTATCCTGTCTTTCTCCAGGATACCACTCTCCATAACCCTGAATGATGGGTTGGTGTAATTCAGAAACTCGGCTACCTTCTCGTCGGTGGGGTCGTTCTTGACCTCCAGAGCCCTCTTGAACATCTCGATGGCTTCTTCCTCGGTATCCAGTACCATTTGGTTATAAGCGCCGTTTACATTGAGCGTGACGCTTTTACCGCTCCTAAGTGCAAATACTCTATTCATTGTTAATAATTTAGAATGGATTTTGAATTTAATTTTGCAAGTTTCTTGAGGGACTCAAACAGGAATATCTGTTTGGTTTTTGACATGCTATGCACGGCATTATAGTCAAGAGTCTGCAGGATAGACATCCGGTCCATCCACTGTTGTAGCTTTGTCAGATTGTCTGCAACGTGCTGCATCGTGTAATGATATCCCTCTGTCTCGATGAATTGCTTTACCGCACTGCGGCATTTATCACCATGTGCACTGGAAGCATATACATTACTGGTACAACCTTCCTCTACGGCAAGATATAATGCGGATATTCTCGGAAAAGCCCGTTTCAACACTTCGTGGTAGGCTGTAAATGCTTTACCGTTCTCCATCAGGTTGTTGAACTTATTTTTCAAATGAATGGCACTAAGATGTTTATGCATTTTCGAGAAAGCATCATTGACATAAATGGCTCCCGGGATCTGACTGACCAGTTTGGCGTTCTCACGGCTTATTTTCAATATTCTTACTGCATGGGAATTTAGTTCTGTGCCATTTCTGGATGACATAGACTTGAGATTACTGAGTACAAATCCCAGGGTACCAAGCTTCTCATGATCTTCTATGAATCCATAGACAATCATCTGTCCTTGCTTGAGGGATTTCACGAAGTCTGAGAACTGTTCTTTATCAGCTTTAAACTCGGCATCAGAAGTATATTCATTCATGCGGAGTTCGCGGTAATAAAGCTCACTCTTGTCCCGAATAACATTGCCGCTTTTAAGATCAGCAATATAGGTTTTCATCCATGTTTCATCTACTTCGGCACGGTCGTAGCTGCTGGTATGCTCCAGGAGATATTTCAGGATGACCTGGGAGTAAATTTCTGCATACTTGTCTGGATCAGATTCATTGTGAATACCAATTACCCTTGGAGCATACGGTTCATCAGGGTTCTTTCTTATTACATAGAAATCTCCATACTGAGAATGCAGATACAGATTCTTGCGCTTGCCCAGCGATCCGTTCACCCGGTAGATAGTTGCTTTGTCCTTAATAAGAGATTGCAGGTTGTCTTTAACGTACCTTCTCTTACTTTGTAATCCTCTCAGGGTTCCATTACCATCTATCAAGCCAGTTACTTCGAATTGGAAGAATGGGTCTGATGACGGAAATTTAAACTTTGCGGGAAAACCATCAAATCCTGCAAACTTAACAGGCTCCACATGGGCAAATCCTTCAACCGGCACAAACACATCCTTATCAATCTTGATCATCGGAGTGGTAGACTTTACCAGTTCCATGTATGTTTCAAAATCTGAGACGGTTTCTCGGGAATTGTCTGCCAGCATCTGGAGTTCAAGAGCTGCCTCGCTGAACTTTAACTGGATCCTTGAAATGACTGCAGGGGTGTACTCAATGGTCTCCCTGTTCATGGTGACCGTTAAATCTCCTACATCAAAGCGCAATGCTATGGGCGAGTCGTAGTTGTAACGCTGTAAGCCTATTTGACTCCAGTCGATGGGATACTTCACCTTGCCCAGGCAAATGCTTGGCTCATTCCGCTCGGAGTTCTTGTCGAAGGATTTGTCCCAGCGCACAATGAAATGCTTGCCCTGGTAGAGCTTGTAGTTGTTGTCCATCCCACAGTTGATAAAGTTGATGTTATCAAAGAATGTGAGCTGGGTTTTAATCTCCTTTTTAAAGGTATTGAAATCGTTAACGTTCTTTATAGGTATCTTAACTTCTGTTCCGTTATGTTTGTCTGTAGGGTTCTTCTCTATGAGTTCTATCTGGGGTACCTTCACCCCGCGGTGAATAATGTACACATACTCAATTCCCTCAAAGCGTGTGATCGCCATGAAGCTGTCGGTATATGAAAGAGGACTCTTTGCTCCTATGCCAAACCCGCCTATCTGGGCATTGGTTGCACGCTTGGTGGATGCAAAATACTTTGAGTAAACGTTCTTAATCCTGTCGGGGGAGAGTCCTACCCCAAAATCTATGAAGCTGATGTTCCCCGGGGTTCCTGTATAGGGATCCGGAGCAAGCATCTCGATTGACACCGGTCGGGTGATGCCGGCTTCGATGTGTGAATCGAAGCAGTTTGATGTTATCTCCCTGACAATAGAGCCTATCTTGTTGGAATACAGCCCGTCGGAAAATCCTTTGAACAGCACTCCCAGGCTCTCCTGGTCAATAGAAAAGTCAATAGATTCATCAACCTCAGTAACGTCGGTTTCGACGTCAGTGAAATTCTTTAATTCCATGTTATTTGTAGATTATACTGTTTGGTATGATACCGGTTGGTATACATTCTTGCTTATGATCACTGTAAGCTGCCGCATCTCTCCGGGCTTGGTGCGGACGAACTGGCATCCTCCGCTTTTGGCAACGTAGTTCACGTTGTCATCGGGGATGATTCTCTTTTCTGCCATCACATCAAGGATGACCTTGGTGTAAACCCATGCCAGGTTGTCAATGTCGAACTCATCAACAGGATTGTCATGAAGCTCAAGCTCCACGGTTATTGGCATCTGATTGGCTGCTATAGGCGGAATGTCGTTGAAGTATGGACGGAAGAAATCTTTCATCGCACCGATTACCTTGGAGCGTATGATCGGGTTGGTCGTTCCCTTGTAGAACTCCTGTCCGTTGATCTTCTTCCATGAAGGTGTTCCGGCTACCCTGGGGTTCTTCACTACCGGGATACCGTTGGTATCTACCAGCCGTCCCTTCTTGTCAAATGTCCCATTGGGGTACTTGGCAGGGATCTTATCTCCTAATGCATAATACTTAGTTCGCCTGTGCTCGGAGAGCTGCACATGGGTTATGTAGTCGGGTATGTTTACCTCAAAAAGGACTTGTTTGGTCATCTATCATTACTTTAAAAAAGTTGTTGTATAACTGTTTGCCACCCTCAATGCCGTGTTTTTCGATGTACTCGGCGGCGTCTTTTGCCTGGCAGTCATGGTATCCGAACCTGCCGTTTGTAAAGAACAGGGGGTGAATGCCATACCGCTTGCGCATTTTGTTTGCGGTGCGTATGCCTGCCAGATCGAAATCATACAGGCTGTACACGCGCTCAAACCTGTCGCGCAGTGCTTTGATACTGTCCCAGTCGGGGACAATAGTCTCACCCTGCCATGATACGGCAGGTACGTTGAATTTCCTCAGTACAAGAATATCTTTGAAACTTTTGGTTATGATTACAAGCGGTCCGCTTTCGGGAAGCTGTTCCATCCCCATTACCAGCGATGTGTTGCAGAGAAACCTGCGCTGCTGGCTGTAAGGGAAGTAGACCTTGTATTCGCCTGGTGCGAGAACTATGGCGTAAGCAGGGTCATATGAGTTGTAACCGTAGTTAAGATGTCCGTTAATCCATAATGCTTTTACCGGTGCTACCTTAAGATCGTACAGATCCTGCTCGGTGATATGAAACTTGTTCCAGTATAGCATGTCAAGGCGTTCGTACTTGCGCCAGCTGATCTCAAAGCGTGCTCTTTCGTGCTTGATGTCTTCAGGGGTAAACCTGGAGACCAGCGCGGGAAGCTCACCGAGTTCTATCTGGCGAAGACTGAAGTCATGGGCGATGATCTCCAGTGCCCGGGTGTATTGCACATTATATAGGTGCATCACCAGGTCAACGCAGTTGCCCCAGAAGTGTCCGCCGAAATCACGGAAGTACAGCACTCCCGAACGGGAATACTTAAAGCCGCATGTAGGGCGCTTATCCCTACGCAGAGGAGAACATATTAATCCATCAAGCTGGACTCTGATATTAAGGTACTTTTCAAAAACTTGCTCCTGTGGAATTGATTTGAAGATTGAATCTTTTGAGATTTTTGGTTGGATAGTATACATGAGCAAAGAATAAAAGGGGAAGGAGTTACCCCCTTCCCCGATTAAAACCTTTAAAATACGAACGGCTTCGGTGTGCCGGGACCAGCAGGTCCGAGATCCTGAGCAGCAGGAGCTCCAACGGGAGCTGACATGACTGCGAACGGATCAGGAAGAACGTCAGCCTTCGCCTTGTACGTTACGTTGTCGTACTTGGGATTGATGCTGAGTTTACTTGCTTCGCTCATCTTCTGGATGAACGGTGCTTTTGCCTTCTTCGGCAGCTGCAGGTACTCCTTGGCATTGAGTACGAACTTAAGCCTGACCGGTACTCCTACAAACGCGTTGCCGAGTTTGCTGATTACCTGGGTGCAGAACTCTTCCCAGCTGGTGGCAGTCATGAATGTCTGCTCTTTGGGAAGGTAGGTTGTCATGATGTGCATGACCTTGCCGGTGAGTGCTTCAATCTCTTCCTTGAGCACTTCTTCGGGTTTGCGGTTCCAGCTCTGAGCTGCACGGATTGTATTCTCCTTGTTGATCGGGAAAATAGTCTCGGTGTGAAGTTCACCCTTGGGACCTTTGAATACGAAACGGAGCACTTTTTCCTTCAGACCTTCTTTGTCTGCAGGTTCATACTTTACTGCTGTAAGTTCGCAGTTCTCGTTGATACCCGGTGTAAAGGGTACAAATGTGCTTTCGGTTTTTGAATCAATGTTGTACATACTGATAAAATTTGAGTTTAAATGAGTAACGATAGATAATTCTGTTTAAGGGAAAGGAGTTACAAGATACGGAACTTATTCGGGATATTATACTGAATAACTTATTTTTTATAAAAAATTCCGTAGCCTGGTTTAAACAACCTGTGCCTTGACTGCTCTGGGGTCTGTCACCACCTCTTTAATAGGCGGTTTGGCAATTCCATAGTAGTCGATGTAAATACCTTCCCACTCGAACGGGATGGTCATCCCACGAAGGTGTTCCGGACGTGCTCCGGCTTCAATGAAGTCCGAAGGCTTAAAGGTGATCATCAGCGATGAATCTTCCCCGCGGTAGGTGTATCCAATTGCATCTGCATCAGCGCAGATGAAATTCTTCAGCTTGCCGGAAATGTCCAGCGTACTGATTGAAAACTCATCCTTGGCATCACCGTCGGTCGTTGTCTTCTTGCGATGACCTACGACAATCAGGCGTTTTCCAAGGCTGTTAAAGGCGTTAAGAATGTTCATGACCTGCTCTCTGACCAGTGAATATCCCCCGCCAAAGGGAATGTCCTTAAGCATCGTTGCGTTGTTGGACGCCAGCACGTATGCTTCTGACCAGTCTACGATCTTGTCGACCGTATCCAGGACAATGAACTCAAATGGGTAATTGCCGGTTCTGAGTTCAGCGAGAACTGCGGCAAGTTCGGCAAGGCTGTTAGCCTGTACGCGGTTGACAGACAGGAAATCTGATCCCTGTTCCAGGTCAACGACCAGATACTTCCCCTGCGGAAGCCGGGACATCATTGTAGTCTTCCCGACCTTGGTCTGACCGAACACGATCAGCATTTTTGGATCGCGTCTTGACGGTCCTGATGGCATTGTTGATAACTTCATCGTTTCATTATTATTAGTTGTTAAAGTCCATAAACGTTTTCTTCCATTATATCCGGTGCCTGGTGGATATTTCCACGGGCAAAGTCTTCCTGGAACCGTATGATGCCTACATCTCCCTTTCGTTGCTTTAAACAATGCAGGAACAGTTTCCCATTTGTATCATACATCTTCGGTCCGTAGGCTGTGATGTTGAGTAGCTCCGGGCGATGAAGCACCATGACCACATCAGCTGCGTGATAGACTTGCTTTGATCCATGGATATCCGTTTTTGTCGGATAGTGCATTGACGGCTCACGCCGGCGGGGATCTTCGATCTTATCATTGAGCTGACCGACCATGATGATCAGTGCACCAAGATCCTTGCGTACCTCGATAAACATCTTGGCAAGCTCGGATATCAGTTCCACTTCGTCTTTCTCGTCCAGGTATTTGGTCAGGAGAGAATGGTCAAGTGTGATTACCATTTTCTCGTCGGGGAACATCGCATGAAATTTATATATGGTGTTCCGTATCTCCTGCCGGTTGCCCGAATGATCCACATAGTACAGCATATCATTTTCAAGCGTATCGAGCTTTTCAATGATGTTGGTGTACTGCTCTGTTGTCAGAGGCTTCTCGGAACTCAGCAGGTCCCCATAGCTTGTCTCGGTCAGTCCGGAGACGGCTCTCAGCATCTCGTCTGCAGCCGACATCTCAAAGTTGAAATGCAGGATGCGAAACGGGTACTTGAAACCGCTGTTAAGCTTGAGGTTCATAAAATCACGATGAAGGATATTAAGAAACATACTCTTGCCACTGCCGCTTTCTCCTGCAAACAAGACGAAATTGTTCAGGCGGAATCCCCCGAGCATCATCTTATTGAGCTTGGGGTAACGGCAGAACAGGTAAAGCTGTTCGCCATTCATCCCATCTTCAATCTCTTTCTTTGCATCCTGTATAGCCATGTGGCTATGGCGGCAGAGCAGAGTATTTTCAAAACTCCTTGTCTCCATACTGTTCGATTCTTACGCGTGTGTTCATTTCTTTTTCGAGTTCGGTCCATTGCTGGCTATCGAACCACTTTCCTATCCCCATGTTGATGGCACTCACTTCTATGCCATACTTCAGGGCTGCCATAACCTTCTTGTGCAGCCGGAGTGAGTGTCCTACCTTCTTGGTGTAGTCATCATAGAAGTCCTCTTTGTTTACGTTCTTGGTTGAAAATCTTTTTCCTTGGACAAAAATGAATGCGGGGTAGGCTTCCCAGAACTCAGCAGCTGCATCCCTTGCAAATTCGAATACCTCTGAGGTAAATTTCTCAGTGATATGAAACGAGTCTGCAAAGTACTGGTTGCTTACATTTTCATTGACCATGTAACCCCGTCGAACGAGGTCCAGGATTTCATCAGGGTGAAGTCCCTTTACCTGTTCCGTATACTTGTACAGGGAAGTGTAATCCTCCCGGTAGATAAGGAACATGAAAAGGAACTGGTCACTGGTGATCCTGTGTTTGGCAAGAAAATCCACAAATTGAATTGGTCTGTCGAAAACAGTCATAATTATTGGTATTAAATTCTAAGCCTGTATTCAGACAATCCGCTGCCACCGCTCCATACGTTTCATACGCCTGGGGCGACGGCAAATCCGGTAAGTTCAAATCGGGGAACCTTTGATCCCTCGAAATTAGATTTACCCTCGGGTGTTTCATAAGTAATCTCATTTATAGATTCAATCCATTGTACATTGGGCATGGTAGTTTGACGCTGCCGAGCCCACCGTTGATCTTGCGTATCCCGAATGAATAGATTGACGATCAAGGCAACCTTGTCTGGCACAAACCGGATGCTCCTGCCTACACGCTGTGTGAACTGGCGTTCGGTAGAAGTACCCGATGTTATCAGGGCAAGTTCTATACCTTCAATGTCAAACCCTTCATCCAGGGCACGAGCTGTCGAGATGATCCTGACCTCATTGTCGGGGTCTTTGAACAAAGCCATTGCTGCTTTACGTTTCTTCGCGCTCATACCAGAGTGGTAGGATACAGCAATTGGCGATGGTTTTCCCAGGTTGATCTGGTCAGTCATCTGATCGGCGAACTCTTTGGTCTCGGCAAAGCATATCGTACGTACGGGAAAAAGCTCAAGCACCTTCACGGCTGTCTTGATCTTCACCGGTGCATTGTAGAGAAACCTGCGTCTCTCCTGCATTGCCCGCATGTAGTTTACTGCTTTGACCAGGATCTCCTGCTCTGACTTGTCAAAACGTCCGCCGATTGCCCGGCGCAGATTCATGTCTTTCAGAGCTGTCTGAACTGTGTTGAAGTTTTGGTCGAAGAAGCTGAAGTTGTAGTTGTACTTTTTTGAAATAATGTCGTACGCCTTATGATCTTCATCCTGCATCTTTAGTCCCAGGTTGTATACCAGGAACGGTGAGATGTACTCTTCGTCCAGTGCTTCCCTCATACCTACTGTACAGATAATAGGCGCGAACTCAAGGATTTCCAAATGCCTTTGGTCCTGGCGTTTTATGGTAGCCGTAAGTCCCAGGATAGCCGAGTAGCTTATCTGGGAGAACACGGTGCCAAAAACGTCTGCCGCATACCTGTGCACTTCGTCAAGGATCAACAATTCACATGTGTGATGGATTTTAACTGCAGAATTGATTACTAACACCTGAGTGTTAATCAGCTGATGTTCCCGGATATGGGTCATCCACTGCTCTTGCAGGTATAAAGTCGGTACTACAATGATCGTCCTCTGGTCGGGTGATTTCTGATTGATCTGTCTGATAATCAAAACACCTATATAACTTTTGCCAAAGCCGGTCACTGCTTCCACAGTACCTTTATACCCGTTCTCCACCCATAGTTTGATGATACTCAACTGTTTGTCGAGCTTCTTCTGATTTAACTGCATTATAGATGTGGTTTAGTATAATCCTTAGTAGGAATAAATTGTCTATTTCATGGTATTCGCAAGTGTCTTTAATCGAGTACACGTTTCGGTTCTTGGATATCTTCAGTCCGTTGTAAAAGATTACGGTCTCTGACTCTACCCGGACGACAGCAAACATGTTGTCTTCCATAAAATCGAAAATCGTTTCCTTGAGCTTACGTGCCTGTGCGTCACAGTAGAGAATGTCAGCCATCTTATCGTTTGCTAAGTTCTTTCAGGTAATCCTGGAATGACTGTACGTCATCAGGGTATTCCATATCCAAGCCCTCCAGGGGAGTTTCAATGAGGTTCAGCTTGAGGTTGGTACTCAGGTTCTCAATAATCTTTAAGATGGTAAGTTCCGTCTTACGATTAGTGAGTACTTGGTGAGTACCGTCCTCAAGCCCCACAAGCACGAGCACATGTTTAATGTCCTTGAACTTTATGAAGTCTTTTGATTCTTCAGCCATTGGTTATGTATGAATACACCTCAAAATCAGGAGTCTCATCGCTCCAGTTGTCGTTGATAGCCTTTTCGAAAGCTTTGTCCTCAGCTTCTTTCTTACTGCGCGCTGCAATCATGTAGGTCTTGTTACAGATCCTGGCTACAGGCACCGTGTAGAGTTTCTCAGGCTCAGGAGCCGAAGGAGCGCTTTGCTCCTCCGGTCTGGGTCTTATGAGTAACTGCGGCTCCATCAGAACTGGAGATTAAGGTCTTCTGCAAGCACTGGCTCGGGTACGATGATTTCCGGCACCACGATACTTGCCTCGATTGGCAGGATCAGCTTGGGAGCCGGCACATCTTCAACCAGAGTGTACGGGGTCGGAATGCCCAACAGGTTCCACTCTTTGACTTTACCCATCATGTACTTGTGCAGGTTGACATGGTCTTCCAGGTAAGTAGACGGATGTGAGCGCTTGAAGGTCTCGGTCAGCAGGTTGTACAGGTTCCACATGGTGGGATGAGCACGCATATCGAACTTGGTATCCTTCTCCAGACCATCCTTGATGATCGAGAGCTGGTAGTTCTTTATGAGTTCTTCCTCCAGGTAGAGCTGTCCGATGATCTCGTTAACTGCACTCTTGTCCAGGATCACCTTTTCAAAGTAGGTCTTGGACTGCTTGGCGTTGTTGAAGCTCACCTCAAGATAGCGGAGCGCTTTTGCAATCATGCCGTTCATGTCATCGAGGACATTCTTGGTATGCTTGCGCAGGGTCACGATCTCAGAGGTAAACATCCCATTGGCGCAGATGAACACATTTGCACCACAGGCTATGCCCAGAGCTTTGCTCTTGTCATAGGAGTTGATCCAGCCGATACAACGCTGAAGACCGTTTTCCAGATCTCCTACGTATAGGCGACCGGTTGCGATCTGTTTGTTGTTGGAGAGCTTGTACTCTTCCTGCTGCACCTTAAGTCCCATGCTGGTAAGTCCTGAGCGGATGCCTACCAGAGCGACTTCGTTGGATACTGCAATGTAGGTATCGGTGTTAGCCGGTACTGCTACATCAATAAGGTCTGCTTCTTCAGCAAATTTGTACTGTCTTTTCATTTGATTTATATTATTTCTCCCACACGAGTGAGATGTTAACTTCAGCCTTCAGTAGCCCTGAAGGGATTGTTTTCAAAGCTGCGTCTTCCATCAGCTCTTTGAGTTTCACTCTCCACTGAGGAGCGTAGTCCGCAGGACAGATCGTATCAATCTGATCATGTACCTGCATCACGATCTGCACCGGCGCCTGACTGTAGCGAATGTAGTTACGGATCTGTATCAGGGCATACTTGACCATGTCAGCACCAGCTCCTTGTATAGGAGTGTTTTTTGACTCACGCTCTATGCTTCCTTGGTCAGACCATTCCATGCCTTCTGCACGCCACCTGTCAAACCAGCGGATACGTCCCCAGGGTGCGAGGGTTCTGATGTAGCCGCGCTGTACTCCGAATAACCCACTGTTATCAAGGTATTGCTTGATGTTGGGGAATATCTTAAAGTAATCACGGATCAGTTTGGCTGCCTGGTTGACCTCAATGCGCAGTTTGCTTGATAGTTTCATTTCTGTCATTCCGTAAGCAAGACCAAAATTGATCTCTTTGACAGACTGCCTGAGTTTCTTATGCCGCTTACATTCACATTTGGCTTTCGCCTGGTTCTTGTAAAATGCACAATCAGGTTCAGCTGCTGCAAGCCATTCGTCCTTGAATACCATCTCGGCACATACGCTGTGCAGGTCCTTACCCGTTTCCAGTGCACCAAGCCATACAGGATCTCCGCTGGCATAAGCAATCAGAGCCAATTCCTGTGACGCATAGTCACCACTTACAAACACCCATCCGGGATACCCAGGCTCAAAGCAGTTACGATAAAGGTTGCTGCTTGGGATCTGTTGCATGTTCGGCTCTGAAGAGCTGAGTCTGCCGGTTACCAGCAGTTGTCTGAAATTGGTGTGAATCCTGCCGTCTGATTTGACATTGTCCAGAAAACCCTCACCGTATGATGTTGACCGCTTGGCAAACTCCTTATAAGTGATGTATTTGTCTATGATAGGAGATTCAAACCGGAATGGTGCAAGCTCATCGGCATTCACATTCTCCAATTTGGGGATAATCATTTGCATTACCTCCAGTGCCTGAGCAGGTGAAGACCATTTAACTTCGATCTTACGCAGTTCGCTGGTAGGGATGAAGAGATCCTGCTGTAGTGCTTCAGGCTGAAGTGCTTCGAACATCGCAGGCTCAGCCATTACCAGCTGATCAAGTTCCAGTTCAATCTTGCGTGTTTCCTCTTTTGCAGTAGCGGCTATATTCAGCCAGGCATTGCGGTTAATTGCTATACCATTAAATGATATATCGGCTATTGCCAGGGCTGCGGAGTTCTCCAAATTGAATATAAGTCCGAGGTTATGTCTCGCTGCCTCAAACTCTTGCAGGTCAGATATAGGAATCAGGTATTTGACATCGTCTGCGGCATATATAATTTGCTTATCGGTAAACTCACGATTGCCCCATGTGCTAAATTCTGCCCTGGTTGACTTGTCAAGCGCAATCTTCATGTACTTAATCACGAGATCATCCAGTCCAAACCCTTCCCACTGTTTGCCATTGAGCAAAATTTGCTCTTGTAGCATGGTATCCACCACATTCTCAAGTGTTATGCCTGCTGAGCGTAAGAACTTATAATCGAACTTGACGTTCTGCAGGTATTTGAGGATAGACTTGGATTCAAGGATGGGTTTAAGCGGAAGGATATCCACATTGCGTGCATCAATGACAAACTGGTCTGTTTCATTACCTATCTGGAGCATAATAATGCGTCCATTTATGTAATCAAAGCCGGTAGTTTCGGTGTCTACACCAATCTTACCGGCGTACTGGCAGAACTCTATCACATTGTTTATGGTAGCCGTTGCGAATGAGCTCTGCCAGCGTGCCTGGTTAGAGATGAAATAGATCATGCGTGTTCAAATGCAAGTTCTAATTGTTCCTGAACCTGGTCCAGTTTGAAATCATTCCGGAGAATGTCAAACTTGTCAGGGTTCTCATCCGCCAGAGAGCGTATTGTAATACCACGACGGTCAGCTTCCTTGCGGATGCTATGGATCAGATCTTTGAACTTTACGCTGGTAGCGTATGCTTTTGATGACTCTTTCTCAAGTCTCTCCAGTTCCAGGGATACTGATACCGCCATGTTGTTGAAATGCATGTACCGGCGCTCAGAATACTTAAGTATGTTCTGAAGGTACTCGTCGGTCATGTTGTTGCGGTCGCTGAGGGCAATGCTGCCGTTCTCGGTCTTCCACACTTCAGTTGCTATGCTTACTCTATTCATTTTCTTGACTTGTTATTAAAAGCAGAGCCTGGATTGGTTACCAGGCTCCACTTTATGTTGTTAGAACTCCTGAACAACTGCTTTCTTCGATGAAGGAGCAGTAACGCCTGCGGTTATGTCAACGCGAGGTGCTTCTGCAGGAGCTTCAGCCGTAGCTTCCGACTTCTTTGCAGTTGTATCGCCCGGAAGCGGATGACCGCTGTTGCGGAATGCAGTTTTCACCACACTCTCCCAGCTTTCCTGGGTTGTGTCACCGAACACAGGGCATGTGTACGATGATGCAATGCGAGCACTACCATCCTTGCCAATGAAATCGTACTGTTCAACAGCACGTTTCTCAACCCTGCCTGCGATGATGTGACCTACCTGTGCATTGGCAAGCCAGTCTTTGGTGCCGTCAAGGTAAGATTCCTCATATGCACTCCTTGTCCCCTTCAGAGCTGGGGTAAGCTCAGTTCTTACATCGCCTGATGCTTCATCGACGACTGTCTGAAATACAGGATTCTGAACTGTGATGGTACGAAAATCGTTACCATTCTTGTCCTGCCTCATGTCGGATATACCGACCACTGTTACGAAACTTTTTTCCATGATTGTAGTGTAAAATTAAAATAATAGTTGGGTTTAACAATATTAAATGCTGATTAAATTCTTTTGATAAACTCTTTTTCTTGTTATACAACAGAATGTTCTGTTTGAATTTCTTCGCACAATAAATCCCCGACTTGCGGGCTGACCTTCCAGAGTTTAAGTTCCTGGAGATCGTAAGCACCTCGTAGATACGAGGCAACTTCATCAGTGTTTATCACGCCGTTATAAGCGGCAGTTCTGTTGAAGTTTTGGATCATGTTGTAAGCTGTCAGCATCTGTTGCTCGGTTGTGCAGCTTGCAATTACCTTCACGATTTTCGTGATGGCTTCCTTGGGTTTGCTGAATGTATTCATAGTTTATGGATAGGCATAGAAAACCCCTTGCTTCTCATAGCGTTTGCATGCGTGCATTCGGAGATAAGCAAGGGGTGTGATGAGAGGGGAGTTGTCGTACTCCCCGATCCGGAGCTACCGGAAACGCTTTAGGCAACAGCTTTCAGCTGCTGACGGGTCATCGGAACAACCCTTCCTTCAGATGCGATTGAAAATTTGCCGTTTATAGGCAGATCATCTTCTCGGCAATTCATACTGACTACCAGTCAAATCCATTACACCCCCTTATGAGATGAGCTTTTTAACGTGAGCTCAACACAGGGGCTGATCTGAAGACAATCAGCGGGTCCACCATCTGGTTTAAGTCCAGAAACTATTGGTGGAGGTGGCGGCGTCGAAGCCGCGTCCTGAGTAGCGTTACTAATTGTGTCAACGAAAATGATTTGGTAGAATGACAGGATTCGAACCTGCGACCTCTGAGTTTAAGACCCCTTGCTCTCACCAACTGAGCTACATTCTACTTTGATTGGAGTGAATGGATTCAAACCACCGTCCACTTGTGCGCACAAGTTACTCTCGTCCGCGAGCTGCACTCCGCTTATATATCCTCACGAATGCTTTTCATCACTGGGAACCTTGGTAGTCCATCATCAGTCAGGCTGAAATACTGTATTGTAGCCATCTTGCCAATGTAATCTTTCTTGTTATCCAGGAGTTCTTTGCGATCAGCATAGCTTGCCTTGGGTGTAGCTGTGAATGTTTTGAATGTACCATCATCATACATCCTGTTGCAAACAACCTTTCCACACTCTGGCATACGTTCCATAGGCACAATATCCACAATTTGATACTCTGCATCCTGAAAATCTTTTAGCTTGAGCAGATCTGACGACCGTTTGTCAGGCTGGTATAGGGATAGTGCGTTCTTCAGCATTGTTCCTTCGTAGCCTTGAGCAAGATTTTCTTCGTGAAAGTCATCTGCTATTCTCTTTGAATGTACCATAAATTGAGGCACTACATGAATATGAGTAAGATTACAGCCATGGATAGCTACACCATATGCAAAAGCTCTGTCCTGAGCAGTTCCGGTTAATGAGATGATATCATATACCCAGTACTGTACGTCTTCCGACGTTCCCGGACGATACTTCTTGATTGCTTTCATGATATCCTGGAAGTTCTCAGCGCCCTTGTCATGGTAATACAGTTCTCCATCAAGGGTACCTACAAATCCATTGTCTCGAAGGATTTCAAGATCTCTTACTATATGACCCATTGTCTCGATTTGCTTACCCCCGCGTGACCAGAGTATAATGTCTCCACTCTTAGGCACAACAGCCATACAGCGCTGTCCATCAAGCTTGGGGCTGCAAAGCACACCATTCTTAAAGTCGGCGTATTTTTCTTCATATTGCTTAGCAAGCATTGCCTGGGGAGCTGCTGTAGCATTTTCCTTGATATACTTACGAATATCTGCTTCAGAGGCACCTTCATCAAATGATACAGGAATACAAACATAACCTTCGTTGCATTTCTCATTTACAGTAGAGATAATCTCTGATGCTATCTGGTCTGATAGCCTGGTTTCGTTGGATTTGCCAATGTTCTTGGGGCTGCATGGTGTGAATGTCTCAACCAGGTTGCCACCATATACACCGGCTGTACGCTTGATCCCACTATCAGTAGGCTCAAGGTTGATAACGCGGATCTTGTCCGCACTGTCTATTTTAAGAAGTGTTATCATAATTTGATTTTAAATAAAAATTACCTTACCTTATTTCACCGAGCTAAACTAAACCGAAGCACGTTCTGCTATAACTAAACCGATTAGTTTAATTGTACCCAGGGTAGGAGTCAAACCTACTGATCTCTTTCCTGGGTGTAATCCTTGCTTTACTAAACTTTACTACATCGCACCAGAACGAACGAAAACGAACTGTACTTTATTCTGACACACGAGGTTGCATTATAATACATTGTTTATATTGTGTTCAGGATAGGAATCGAACCTATTACAAGCCATTAGCCTTCCTGAACGAAATCCTTACCTTAATTTACCGCACTCCACTGAAACTAATCGTGCGAAACCGAACTTAATCGTGTTTATTAGTACCAGTTGTGGCTATACTCCACTAAAGCGACGTGCTACTGGCTCCATGCCTCACTTGAATTTATCGCGCTGTAACGCATCTAACCTAACTCTGCTCCAACGAGCTTCGATTCAACGAACTTCGAATTATTGTTAGTGTCTTCAAATTGGAAACAATCTTTAGGACTGGGTGATTTAACGGGTTTTACCGTTTTAGCTTTATTTGATCGAAGATGCTTGGAAATTGTCTTATTAAGCTCAGATGTGATGTATACTGATTTATCAAATCTTTCCTGAGTTGGTTTTGAGAATTTACCTTGAAACTCAGTTCCAATATTAACTTCAGCCCTGCGTGTCTTCTTCACAGCTCTGTGAGTCTTAAGCATACGATCATCAATAACATTCATAGCTGTTGTCTTAGATGGCATAGCTATCCCCCAGTTTCGATAAGTCAGGTACTCAATTTTAAGTCTTTTCAAAGCTGTTCTAAGATATGTTTTACCTCTGACATCAAGAGTAACACCAGTTGCTGTGCTTATCTCTTCGTAGGATAACTTTAATCCCGGAGCTTTTACTTCGCTTAAGAACGCTTCAATTGTTAATGTCTCAACACTAACTTCTTGAATTGTAAGGGTTGGCTTTAGTTTTCTATCCATTTCAGTTTAGTTATTTCAAAACGACCATAATAGCCCCAGTTCCTGGGACGAAATCTTCCAATGCCTATTAAGCTTCCACACGCTTCAAGTACCTGACGAAATATATCCTCAGTAATAATATCATCTGTAATGATATATGTTACTTCACCAACCCATCCTGCTTTGAACAGTGGAAAGTATTTCATAACTCTTGCGGCACTACCCCTTTGTCCATTGGCTGGTACAAATACAGCTTCACATGGTACATCTTTTTTATTGATCTTAAGCGATAGTGGATCCAACACCATTACACCTGATTCAAAATGTTTGGTAAATAGCTGTTTACCTTTTCCTGGTACAGGAAGAGATAGATACTTTGCAGCTTCTTTAAGAGAATTTGCAAATTGCATGGGTGGGATAATGACATTATCATTTTCATCTACATGCATTCGTTCACGCCATACTCTTAATTCATAAGCATCTGCGAGTTCTTTTGGTAATTTTGGTTCTGTGATATTTTTTCCTTGTGAATAAGGGGAAATCCCCTTCAGTGTTACAATTGCTTTTTTCATCCTTGCTATAATTTAGGTTTATAAATGCTATCTATTAAAATACAGTTACATGTTTGAATAAGGAAAAAGCATTTCTCATCCATTACCAGCGTGTTCTTACGCTCATACTGGCTGATTTCATCAGGGGTCCACTCACACTTGAGTGGTTCGACAACAATAGTGGTAAGTGTTGTATCACAACGTATTATCGTTGATGTTATATAACACCTGTTACAGGTGACATAGGCATCTGGTGTACAACTACATGTCATGAGTATGAATACCCAGATGATCAATGCTACGGGTATCCATGTTGTGAGGGTGAGTTCCCTGGTTGTTCTTAAATGGTCTTTCTTCATTTGTAAAATATTAGCGCGGAGTCAGGGTCTCGAACCCCAACACGAAGTGCCCACCAGCTGATCGTACTGATGACAGATTCCAATTCTGCTACTCCGCTAAAAATTAATCCAGGCGTTCGGTTTCCCAGAAGATCATTAAGTTTCTGTAAACAGCAGCAAAGACAGTTATATTAACTTCCTGATATACACGCATCTCGAAGATACAAGGTTTACCCTCTTCATCGGTGGCGTTCATACCAAGAACTTCAAACTTTCCTCTGCTGTCAGACTTAGAATATTTCTTTTCTGTAGAAGTGCAGAAATAAACACTCTGTTGTTCATTCTTGAATGTAAATGTCTGTCCATTAAGGGATATCAGAAAGTTGGTGTTTTCGCTCGGAAAGAGTTCCTCTGCTTCACGATCATATCCCCATGCCTGGTAGCATTGATAATAAGTTGTTTGTGCCTGGACTGATAGTACTATTGTTAGTAATGCCAGTGCAAATAGTAATTTTTTCATGCTGTTACAAGTTTACGTTTTGAGATTGTTACCGGTTGTCCGACAAGACTCAGTCTGAGCGTGCCGTTTATTTCTGCCGCATAGGCAGATGCCACAAGCCTGGTCCAGAACCAGACTCTTTTAACATTACCGGGTTCGCCGTATTCAACGGCAACATGTTTACGTGATTTAGTTCGTGTCATAGTTATATAGTTTAGTAGTTGGGTCAAATAAAAAACCAGGGCACAGTTCAAAGAACCACACACGTTTGTTACAGCAGATCTGTACCCTGGTCTAAAGGCTGTCAGAAATGGCAGCCCTTTTTATTACTGCTTTTATTTTGTAGTTTTGATTATACAAAACACAGAAAAACATGAGCAAAGACGACGAAGCGAGATTTGGGAGAGTTGAGCAACAAATAATTGAGCAGGGTGCTCCATATCGTTTATCCCACTTCGTTAATTTCCCTTACACCACTCACGAGCAAGTTAAACATGCACATGACAAAAAAGAAATTACATTCGGTTGTGAATATAATAGTGATTTCTTGGGAGTTATTGGAACAAAACTAGATCATAATATTAATGGAATATGGACATTTTTACCTTATATCATTGTTGTTGCTGATATAGTTGTAGCCATTGTACTTAAAAAATGGATACTACTGCTCGGTATTCCACTTGGATTATTTGGAATATGGGCATCATCTCCGAATTTTCCGTTGAAAAACTCCATATCAGGTCTTGTAGGGATAGCATTTATTGCTTCATTCTTTATTTTAGATTGGACATGGTCAATAATAATCGGGCTGATGCTTTTTTCGCAAATATTTGCGATGACGGCACGGGAACACTACCGAATGGTTGTTGAAGAGAGGGCATTGCAGTCAGAAATATTCTTTTGCTACATGTTTAAAAATCGGTATTTACTTATTAAGGATAATAAAACGGACAAAATCATAAAGCCTAATTGTCTCAGCAACAATGACCAACCGTTATTTTAACTTTGATAATAACTAATGCAATGGTAGTACTGGCAGGATATATTGATAATAAGCACTACACAGCATATTGTGATAAGGCTTTTCAATTGAAAAAAGAAAAAAAGTATGATTTGGCAATAGACCTACTTTTAAGGATCATTGATGCTACTGAAGCAGAGTCAAAGGCTGAAGGCTGTGGTGTTGCCCCCGGCTATTATGAGCAACTTGCTATTATTTATAGAAACCTCAACCTACCTGATGCTGAGAAACAAATATTAGAACGATTTTCCAACCAACAGCACGCACCCGGTGTTAAACCCTTTAAACTGATCCAAAGGTTGAGAAAATTAAATGCAGATCACTCTTGACCATCAAAAACCGGGTTTTTATTATACCTCTCATGTTGTAAAATAGCCTTACATCACATCAGAAGGGCAAGATTGAACCTTAAATTAGTTTTTGAGTGTTCTCTTGTGTACTAAAATAAATGACAGCACATCCTTATTATGTCTCGCTGCATGAGGCGAAAAGCCCCGAATGGTATAAGGGAATGCTGCCTACCAAATGTAGAAGAAATCTTTATTTAAGTCAATCCCACTGAAAGATTTTCCCGTTGGCTGGAGGGCAATTAAAACTATACCACTTGTTACCGCCTGGTGTCCATTGATTTTCGTCATTTTTTTCAATTTGCAACTTCCTTTCTGTCTGGAGAGTATTTAAGTAGGCAAGCTTTTTGGCTGGTTTTGGTCATGAGTTGGCTTTTTTGAGCGACTAGACAATGTGTGTGGCTGTGAAGGGTTGGCATTATTCAAACATTTTTTTAAAGTCCTTGGTAAAATAATCTTTAACAGATTCGTTAACCCCAGTCGGTTCGTTATAAAAGAAAAGGTCTATTTGTACTTCTTTGTTATTATATTTTATAGAGTGGTCATTGAAAATATTCTCGTAACCTTTAGCTTTATCTTCTGCGTTTCCAGTTCCAACAACATTTCCTTTAGGGTCAATAAATTTAATAATTAACTTGTCAGTGTATTTCGCTTTTAACCAAAAAACAAAGTCAGGAAAAAAATTTCTGTATTCTTGTTCTCTTGTGTCGTAGTAAGGAATTGAAACATCATCAGTTGTTTGGTCAATTTTAGAAAAATACCACCATTCAAACTTTTCAAGCTTGTCTCTATTATCGTGTAGTTTCTTTAATAACTCAACTTCAGAAGGAACCCAAATAATATGTTTGAAAAGTTGTTTATGTGCTTCTGAAGTCAATAAAATCGGATTGTAATAATGCTCTACTAAAAAGTCAGTATTGAGTTCAATTTTTAATCCGTTGTAAGTGTAGGTATTTGGTTTTCCTTGATTATTAAAAAGGTCAAGTTGTTCTTGAAGTTGTTGGTCATTTAATTTTTTAGCATTATATGCAGCAACAATATCACCAACAGAATTATATACGGACTTGTTACCTTTCAAGGAGGATAAAATCGCCTGTTCTAACAATCCAAGTTCATTATCAGGAAGATAAGCAACTTCAATTTTATCAAAGTGATTGATTTCTGTTAGTAGAGGTTCAAATGACTTTAAAAGTTTTGGTTTTTGATGAAAGTGGTGATTAAGAAGTAATAAATTGTCAATTGGTTTTCGACTAGAATGGGAAACTGTGAAATTGAAATTACCTTCAATTCTGATTTTTTCCAAAGCTGAAACTAAGGTTTTTGAAACATTGATAGGTGCTTGCATCAATACAATTTTGTCTTTTGAACCTGCTTCGGCTCCAACAAAATCAACTAATTCATTGTATTCTTCTTTATTAATTGAATAAGCAGGAATTTCAGCAATTACTTCTTCGTATTTCGGAATAAGTAATTCTTGTGGAATTTTAGTTCTTGAAAGGTGTTTCACAGTTTTCCAATCGTCAGCATCTTTTTCTCTACTTAAATTTTCAGTAATATTTTTAATTACTTCTTTCTTGGTGGCAAAAAGGAACAAACTCTCTAGAGGCAAGTTTCTTTTTAATATTTCCGCCTTTGCTTTGATATCAATGTATCTTGAAAGTGTTTCACTTTCTTCTGTATTAACGATATAGTCTAAACGTTTACGAATGCCTGGCACAGGTTGAATTCGTACACCGCGACCAATTGCTTGTAAAACAAATTTCTGTGTACCTTCATCAACACCAATATTGATAAAGTTCACTACGTTAGGACGGTTACTATCCCAACCTTCGGTAAAAATTCTAGAACCCAACAAAATGTTAAGGTCACTTTCTTGACTATTGATTGTCTTGAAATACGATTTAGTTAATGGAGTTTCGGTGTATTCGTAATTCTCTAAAACATTTTCACTCCATTTGGTTGCATCTGATGCTACTAACAAACAAAAATGCTGACCTGCTTCTGCCGTTTTTAATCTGAAAGCAACTTCACGGGTATTATTTAAAATTCGAGTGTACTCTATTTTCCCAAATGCAGAAGCATTGAAAACATACTTTAATATATCTTCTTTACTTATGTTCTGAATAATTTGAATAAACGAAGAAGGAATTTCCGCAGTATTGAATTGGTAGGCTTTGTTTATTAACAAATCTGTACTTAAGTCTTCAATTGCTTTTTCAATATCATATTTGCCTGATGCTACAATAGCTAATTGCTTAAAAAATAGTTTTAGTTCTGCATCTACTGTATTTACTTCGTTTGCAATAGTAATCAATAAAGGATTGTGATATAAACCGGGATGGTGCGTTTTAATAAATGCAGTTTCTTTCTTAATGGCTGTTAGTACCAATAAAGATTTTACAACCATTTCCGTTTTATCGGTTTCAGAAAACTCTCCTTTGTTTTTGTTCCAATTTTTATACTCTTGACCACTTACAGTAATATGCTTTCCATAACCTGATTCTATGAATTTTTTTAAGTTGAAATTATAGGCTGTTGTTACAATATCAACTGTATCAGTGAAAGTAGCGGAAAAACTAAAAATAAAACCTTTAGATGCTAAAATAGAGTAATAAGCCTGACGGATACTGTCTTCTTTATCGCCTTTGTGTGCTTCATCAAGTAGTACATACCATTTCCCATTATTCAAAACCGTTTTATAACTCAATTGCTCGGTTTTATCGACATCTGTAATATTGTCGCTTCGGTAATAAAAAACTGTGATACCATCAGGTTCATAGAGTGAGGTTTGAATGTGTTTTGATTTCTCAAACTCTCTTAAATCTTTGAGATTAATTTTTACAGAACTGTTTTTATTGAAAACTACAATATGTTCTTTAACCTGATTGAGTATTTCAGGTTTAGGAGCAAGAATTAATATGTCGTTTTTAGGTATGTAATTAAAAGTGGCTAACTGATGTAAAAACTCAATGAGTTTAATCAATACCAATGTTTTTCCAGAACCTGTTGCCATCCAAAGCGAGGCACGATTCAAAAATTGTGTGTAAGGTATTTGATTGTCTTCTATTTCAAAATATTGACCAAGCAAACCAAAATGAGTGCTGTCATTGGCATAACTCATTTCTCGTTTCCAATCTTCATTGGTTTGAGATTGGTAATGATTAGATAAATGATCTTTCTGGTTATAGAAATAGTAAAGCGTATTCAAAGCGTGTTTGAGTGCCGTTTGTTGGTATTCGTGTAGCTTCCAGTCAATTCCAAAGGTTTCTTTATCCAAGTTCTTGAAGAACTCAGGCAAACTTGTTGGATTGTCTTTAACTAATTTTTCTAAAACTATTTTTGCCATTGTTTTTCAAATTATTTGCTGTTCCACCAAATCAATGGCTTAACCCAGGGGTATTTTTCGAAAGTCATTTCGGCATACACTACTTCGCTGCCATCTTCAAACACTACTTTGTCTTCAAAAATCTGTTTTATGTGCTTGCCTGAGATATTTGATAAGGTTTCGGCTATATCAACATCTTGGTATAGAGTTTCAAAAACCAATTTAGCGTTTTTGTTCGCATAATCAATTTCAATGGCATCCAGCAATTTTTGGTCTTGCATAAAACTGTATTTTTCTACTTGAATTTGTCCTAAATTGCCTTGCCATTGAAATTTGGCATTCGCCAATACCTCTTCATACTGCTCTAATTCATAATATTTAAAAAACCCACCACCTCTATAATTAGCATCATTCGATATGCCAATGCAATTTCCAATAAGAGTCCATTTTAATCTCGGAATATTTGTACCATTAAAATGTTCACCCATTTCCATTGCAAGCCATTTTCTCTTCAATTTATGGGCAGTTGCTATAGTTGTTCCACTACCTGAGAAAAAATCTAAAACCGTATCACCTTTATCAGAGGAGTTTTCAATGATTCTAGACAACAAGCCTTCTGACTTTTGTGTTTGAAATTTTAAATATTCTGAGGAGCCAGATATTAAGGGCTTTGTTTTATCATGGTCCCATATATCACGTATAAATGTTTCAGCAAAGTATTGATTAAATAAAGTTTCTTTGAATTTATCATTTAATGGAGTGCCATTTTTAATTGAATTCAGAATTAAATCCCTATCCTTTTGGCTAATTTTAGAAAAATCAGGTGAAATTGTTTGAGTATCTATGAAAGGTTTATTATAAATCTGTTTTTCTTTTTCAGGATGAAATTTATGAATGTTTAAGTCAGGATTAGTTTTGGTATACGCAAATATTGTATCGTGTTTATTTGCATAGGCATTTCGCTTTATACCTTGAATCCTATAACCATATATTATTTCATTTAAAAAGTTGTTTTTACCATAAACTCTATCAAGTAATATTCTACCTAGATAATTTGCTCTATAATCAATATGGAAATAAAAAGTCCCTGACTTTCTTAATAATTTATTAGTTATTAGTACTCTATCAAAAATAAGGGATAGCCAAGTGCTATCTTGATAAGCATCTTTATATTTAAAATCACTACCGGTGTTAAATGGAGGGTCAATATAAATTAAGTCTATTCTATCTAAATATTTTTCTTTTACTGTATTTAATCCTTGCCAATTATCAGTTTTAATGATGGTTCCATCAAGGTTACTGTGTAAATTATTAAATGAAGAAAGAATCTGAAATTTATATTCAGGGAAGAATTTTGTGTCAATAGGTAAATACTGGTATTTAACGTTTAGCTTGTCTTTGACTATGATTTCCTTTACAAATCCTTTTTCATTAGAAAAAGCAAATTCAGACCATTCTTTTTTTATTATTTCGCCTTTATCATCTAGCCATTCCTTATGAAGTTCTTTCCATTCATCTACCTGATTTTTCCATCCCGGGCTGGTAATCAGCTTTTCAATTAGCTCAATCTTATCGGCTAATTTGTCAAGAGTCAGAACATAATTGCAATTTTTTGCAAACTTAGGTTTCTCCCAAATGGCTTTGAGTTCATCTTCAAACCTTGCAATATATTCGATTACTTTGTGCGCAATTTTTTTGATGTTTTGCATTCGTTTTACCGTAGCTGCATCAAAGTCTGTTTCCAAGTCGTTAAACAGCCAATTATACACATAAATGTCAAACTGTTCTTTTAAAAAACCTTCGGCATCTTTGTGTATAAAGTAATCAATTTCGTTTTGGCGTTTATAGATGCTAAATATTTTTTTCAGGTCTTCTTCATAAAGTATAATCCCTTTCTTATGTAAATATTGCAACATCAAAGTCAAGTCGTTAATACTATATTCAACTTTTACTGATTTTAAGGTATCGTCAATATTTTCAATATACAAGCATTTTCTGCTGTCGGTTTTCTTGTCAAGTACAGTTTGGTCAATTTGTGTTTTTTCAAAAATCAAGTTTGGATGAAGTGACGAATTATACTCATCCAAGCATTTATCAATTAAATCATTATTTTTATCTAAACCCAAATATTCTTTTAGACGGTCGTATTTGTTGTTTTCCTGATAGCGAATTTTGAAGACCACTTCTTCCTTGGTGGCTTTTACTATAAAAAATTGAATGGCTTTTTTCTCGTTGCCTTTGGCGTGTTTTATTTCAGAAGCATCAAACAGTATTTTAATGCCGTTTACTTCGGTTTGTAAATCTTCATAATTCGCTTCCGATTTTACGTAATAGAGTTTCTGTGTTTTCCAAAACAAGGCAACATCATCACGGTCTGAATAGACTTTTTCGTAAAGGTTTTTGTGAATTTGAGAATTGGCGAAAAAAACAGTTCCAGTTTCGTTAAGGTAACAATCAAAAAAGCTGTAAAGCTTTTCAAATAATTCTTCTCTGAATTTTGCTTCAATCTGTTTGTCTATTTCTGCTTTTATGTAAGGTTCAATCTCAGCAAAGTACTGTGCTTTGATGTCCATTAAATTCACATAGCCTGACTTACCTTTAATCGGGTGTCCAATAAACGTGTCTTTCAAGGCGGAAAAAAATCTTTGTTCGTATATGTTGCTCATTTCTTATCTTTTTGTTCAATTAGTAAGTCTTTAACTTCAACGTCCAATATTTTAGCAATTTCATAAAGCACTTCAAGTCGTGGTTGTTGTCGGTTTTGTACGTAACCGTTCACCATATTATAACTCTTTCCGAGTTGTTCAGCCAACCAAGTTTGTTTTATTCCTTTTTCTTCAAGTACTTCCTTAATTCTGTTCATTTTGTCAGAATAATTAAGCCGCTAAAATAATACATAAGTTTCAATATCTCGTTTTTCAATATAAAATGTGTCTGAATGTGCGGTGGGTTTCCGTTTTCTTTTTTGTTTTTATGCAGCAAAGGTTCCATATTATTCTGTCGTTTGATTTGTCTTTTCACAATGAACGCTAACGTTCGGCGTATGTGCAGTTGCGAAGGCAATTGCACCGACCTGTTAGGCGCTTTAATCCGTTTTAATGTAGAAGTTATTAATTGATTCTAGTGTATTCCATCTATCATTATGAGAGTGAATTAGACCTGAGTACCCCACCCAGGACAAGAGTATTATTTGCATACCTCTTATTGCTGGTTCCATAATTCCATAAGCTTTAGAACCGATAATATTGATTCTTCCAGAATGGGCAACCAAATCACGTAGCTCTTTCAGTTTGTAAAAGTCAAGTTCTAGTAGTCTATAATTAAGTTTAAATTGGAAAGCTAGTTTTGTTAACTTATCTATCAATTTTTCTCTATCAATTGCGGCAAGAATTCTTGATCCAAGCTCACCATTTGTATCGTAACCCGGGTTCTTTTCTCTCCAGCTTCTTATGGAAGATTTCAATAATAATCTCAATTCTAATAGATGTTTCGGAAGATCTGAATTAATTATTAGGTGATCAGCTAAAGATTCCCAGGCAATAGCTGTGTGAAGTACTCTATCTTCAATGAATCCATTTTTTGTTTGATTTAAGTAGTCTGTAGATATAAAAAACTGGTCTTTATCTTCTTTGGAAAAGGCAGAGTATTTCTTAAATACTTGCATAAAAAATTGGTCAATGTTGAAATTTGGTACTATTTGCTGCCCTTCATTAATTGAGGACGTCATCTCCCTAGAAATTAATTCTATATCTGCTTTATCATAGTATAACTGCTTGTTAAATATTATTCTTTTACCTACTGCAAGGGATAGAAGATTCTTAATGTTTTGAGCCATTTCAAGAAAATCCTCCTGGCTTGATTCTCCCTCTATTGAGAGATATGTTTTTTCATCATTGTTTATTGAACCCACTTCTTTCTCAATATCCATTGTAATCCTTGATATTTTATAAGAGAAAGATTCAACTGTAAAACTTATGTCTTTTTCAAAATCATACCCTGACAAAATAAATATTGCTTTATCCTTCATTTTAAGTGGTTAAGAATCATTGCACCTTGTTTAAATGTCTACTAAAAGTAAACTTATTTGCTCAATTACGGAGTTATTATACACCAATAGTAAATCGTTAATTGTAAGTTCATATATAACATTATTAAATAAAAAGCCCCGGACCTGTCTGAGCATCCGGGGCTCGTCTCGCTGCATTACCTCGTGTGAGGAAAAACTCCTTCGATTTGGAGTTGCTGCATATCAAATGTCGGAATAGTATTTTAAATATCCAAAAAATAATGCATCGAGGATAAGTCCCCGGTAACACTACGGGGCTTATTATTTCAATTCTATTCTTAAGAAATTCGTAACTTTGATTACAAGAGAAGACAAGAACAAATGCTTCTATCAGCTTATTTTGGCATGTATATGAGCACTTTTTGGGTGTATATAAAGGAAATACGTTATGTTTTTCGAGTAACGCTAATTTAAACGAATTGGAAAATAATCCTTATGAATGAAACCTCGGTTATAGCCATAATTGTGGGTCTTATCGCAGTTGGGGGCACATTGGGTGGTATATGGCTTGGGCATTGGCTTGAGCGTAGTGACGAAACACGAAAGTGGCGTCGTGAACGTTGCCTTGAAGTATATATTGAGCTATTTAGTTCTTGTGATAAGGTTGTTTACGAAGCAGATACGGCTTATGGAATCGAATGTGGAAGTTTGGAACATGTTAAACAGCATGAGGTTGTCATAGGGAAGGTTTCAGAAATGGATCGTGTACTCCATAAAGCTTTGATACTTTTACCCCGAGATGTATATCGTAAGGTATCCCATTTGGTAGGTTATTGCGGTAAAGAAATAGGAACTAAATCTACGATGTGTCCTAAGCCATCTAAAAGTGAGTGGGATAAAATACGGGTCATTGATTTTGCTCCAATTTTCGCAAACTGTCAAAATGCCGCCCGAAATGACTTAGAACTCTTCCCCAAACTGCATACTGTGGCGGAACTTAAAGAGTTCATAGAAGAACTGTACAAGGGAACTATTAGTCCTGAGCAAGCGAAGCTGCAGTTTCGTGAACTCAAAAAAAATATAGGAAAAGAAAAGTAAGTAAGAACAATTCATTTTCATCCCAAACAATGGCAAGAAAGGAAAGCGAGCGACTGAGTATAGGAAGAAAAGAAGTCTTACTGTCTGATTACTCGGTGTGTCGCTCGCCTGTAGATTAAAGATAAGTATATTATTTACAAGATGTATATGCTGAACATACACGTACCAATGGTGCCTTGTCTTTCATCCTTGGTACAGGACATCTGCCCTTCTTGATACAGGTATCACATAAGGATACTGTTACGAGTGTGATTGTTTCGGTCGGCATTAGTTTTGGGTTGTTAAGTTGATATAAAAGACGGCGTGCTTACGTGATTCCATAAGGTACATTGTTTTTACACCAGTTATATTACTTCCGTCTTAAAGATCTCCAGGGTAACAGTGGCTATCACTATACGCGACGCATTAGAGTCGCCCAGGAGCTTATGATTACCGAATGAATTTGTACCTGATAGTATCACCTGCTTCAAACAGATAATCAGTACTCATGTAGTCCATCACACCAAGCTCAATACGCTTGACCTTGTAGCTGTAGATGGGTTCACCGGCTGCTGATATCTCCGGATGTGGAGTCATGTCAATTACAACGACCTTCTCAATCGGGATAGCCACGTAATGACCACTCTTGGATGTGCAAGAGGTAAAGAATGTGAGTGCACATCCTATCATGATGATAAGCATGTACACCAGTGCTGGTTTGAGGTTCATTTTCATATCTGTATGTGTGTTTGGTTTCAATTGAAACTCAGGCATCAGGCTCGTCCGCCTGTATTTAACCTATATGGAAATATTCCATATTCTGGCACCTGAGTATGACTCCCCACTGTGTCAATTCACTACGTCCGGAACGTGTCGCACCTTACTTATCGGTGATATGTGGGAATTGAGGTAATACATCGACCCTAACTCTACAATAGGGTTGTGCTCCAAGGTGAGTAGCGATGTATTATGAAATGTAACGGATGTTACAAAGGGTGATAGAAATATGTAACATTTGGGGAAGAATAAAAAATGAAGGAGAACAGGTTGTCCAGACCTGCCCAGCACTCGTGCTCGCACACTCCCCGTCACCTCTGAAGTTTAGTGTGTCTCCTTCATGTATCAGAGCGTTACTCAAACACTCAAATTATGAGCGATCCCACTCCCATGCATCAGCAAGGGTCATGAGGATGCCCATGAATACGGTCATTTTCATCTTGATAGGTTATTAAGTCGTTACACAAATGCTTATTCGCTTCTGCCTGGTATCATTGTTAGCACTGTCAGCACACATCAGCGAGGCAAGGGCGAAGCCCTTGTCCCGCGTCTGATAGCGTGGTTAGAATGCCAGCGAAGCAGCGAGTTCGCTCAGCGTGGTGTGTGCTTTGCGCATGGCTGCTGCGGTTGCGTCATCGAGGACTGCAACGTGCTTGAGGCAAGGCGCATTGTTGTATGTGCTGGGCTCAAGTATAAGCGTCTCACCGACCTTGCGTATGCCGACGGGATAACTCTTCTTAACGAGTTCGCCTGCAGCGGTCATGAGAATGCAACGTTCCATCTTGGTGATGGCTCCCGTGATCGTGTCTTTGAATTCGACGGGAGTGATCTGGATAACAGAGAATCTTTGTGTCATAGTCGTGTTTTTACGAGAGCGGGGTATCCAACTCTCAACTAAAAGGGGGGGAGGTTGGAGGGAGGTGGTCCCCACACACAGAACTACGATCAGAAAATTTTCCCAAAAAATTTTTATGAAAAACATTTACTACCCGTGAATAACGTTTATCCCACCCCACAAAGAGTGAATAACGTTTAACCCACTTTACAAAAATTGTGCATTTTGTATTACACATTTTGCACTACGGATGTCACGTTTCTAACGGCAATAACGTGACAAACATTTTGTATCATACATTGTGTTGGATAAAAAACGCCCCCATCTCTGAGGGCGTTTCCCAACCTAACCCAAAACATGAAAAAAAACAAAACAAACTATTTGACCAACCTAATAATAAGTTCATCAGGATTCAGATTCCAGACTATAGTCGGATTCCGTTCCCGTAATCTGTTCCGTATTTCAGCCAGTAACGTCCAATTGGCGTTCCTATCCTCGCCGTCCTTGTAATGATCCCGTACAAGTACCGAGTAACCTTCTAATAACCAATCCACAGCGACTTCAGCCTGGCGAATTGTGTTCCCCATGCGTCTTCCCGGGCGAATAAGCTCCGGAATCAGGGTGGATTTCACCTCACTGATGATGTGTTCTTCACGCCTGAAGGTTCCGCACTCCCAGACCGGGGTTACCAACCCGTACACCTGGTCAAGTGCAAACAGCTTCTGTGCGATCTGGCAGTGACCAGGCTCACCTGGATGGAAATTTAAGCATCCCTGATAACAGAGGCAGTGTTCTTTATGTCGTCCCTTGAGGTGCGCCTGCACGCTCATCAGAACATTATGGTGCATATACTGTATGATCATTTCATTTCCTCCCTTATCTTAAGCCAGACCTGGGAGAAGGTAAGATCCGGGGTGTTCCAGGTGCTGGGGATGCAGACTGCCTGTCCTCCCCTCTGCTTGAACAGCTCCACATTGGTGGGGCTATCGTCTATCAGGAACCCATTACCAGCCATGATTTCCTTACGTGATCCCATGATCACCGCACTTGAGGGGATGTCCAGGTGATACTTGAGCCACTCCAGCTTCTCCTTTGCGCAGTTCGGATCCAGTGACGGAGAGGTCAGGATGGTTACTCTTCCCAGCAGGGAGAGTCCCTTGTACAGCTCCTTATGCCAGGGAATAGGCTTAAGGTTGAACCAGAAATGGGGTTGAAGTTCTATCAGCTTCCAGAACAGACCGTCAGAGATCTTGTAGTAATGTGCTATGTCCCAGTCGTGATAGTCCCGGGCATACTCCTCTTGGGTGTAATTCTTTTGGAAGTAGCGGTTGAACACATCCATCGCACCTGCGTGGAAGTCTGTCAGCACGCCATCCATATCGAGTAGAATTTCTTTTTGCATTTATTCGTTTGTATTAATGTTGTTTGGGTACACTTATGCGAAGCTGCAGCTGCACATGCTTTACGCCATCCTCCATACGCGAAGTCTTAGTGATGAACTGCGCCATATCGGAAAAGAACCGCTGTGCCTCCAGCTCTTCAAAATCCAGAGCACGCCGCATTGGAAGTTCGTTCGTAAATTTATTAGGATACACCTGGTATTGCCTGGTCAGTAGGATCAGATCCTCACTGTGCATTTCTATGTTCAGGGATACTGGGATCGGCGCAAAACCTATACTCTTCAAGAGAGCATGGAAAAGTCTTTTTATCATTGGGTACATCTTTAATTACTTCAAAGTGGGGATCATTCTCGTAGTGTTCCAGGGGACCATCCCATTCGGGCATATGAACTACGGTAACTTCCATCCTGGTTCCGTGCCAGTTCTTAACTCTTATCAGGTTCATCCTTAAAGAGTGATCCCTGAACTTATGAATGCTTCTTGCAGCATGAGGGCAGGGTACAGCCCTACTCTTCCAAACCTCGGGTCAGGAACTGAGTCAATGGGCATGTTGTTTTTAATGCACAGGTTTCGGGCTTTCAGTCCCAGTGACTGTGCCATCCTGAGAGTGATGTTTACTCCGTTCTTGGATGCATATCCCACTATGGAAAAGTAATCAGGGCGAGTTGCAGTCTTGATCGCAAGATCGGTAACAGCAGACTCAAGCGCCTTGATCCTGGTTTCCTGTGCCTCCATTACCTTGATCTGAGTTCTGAACAGGTCAAGCGGTGTAAGAGGATTATCCCTGTGCAGGAATGACTTTTCTATTTCAATAAAGTACTTCCTTACCGTATCCCCTTGTGAGGTACGAGTAAGCATGGCAAGTTTCTTTGCAAAGTCTATTGTCAATACAAAGTCCTGATTACGAGGCTTACTCTGCTTGATGCCGAGATATGTCCAATCTTCCCCACCAATGGCAAACTCATTGTTAATGATATTCTTACGATACCACCGTGCCCAAGAGGTCTTATCAAGCCCAAGGGCGTCATAAAGTTCTTTTGCGCTGACAGCCTTCTTGCCATCATTGTCTGTAATTTTTACTAACTGTTCCATCTTATTCTATTATTAGGTTGTGGCAGGGGCGTGAATCGAACACGCGTGTACCAGGTTATGAGTCTGGGCTGGGATCCACTCCAGTGACCCTGCTCTGTTTTATTCTCCGAAGAGCATCTTGCGTTCCATCTCTCTCCACTTTGGATACGTTACCGTAGCTAGGGTGAAGAGTTCGTTCAGGTCAATGCGGAGCATGTGACGATGCCCGAAGTGCGTGATACCTTCGCTCCCTATGTCCACCATAGCACCACAGTCGTGGAAAGGACATGGATAAACCCTTCCAATAAGTTCGTGCTTACAGGCGGGCATAGGGAGATCGGATATTCTCAGCGGTCTGCTCATGAGAGTCTCAGTAAATTTAATTTGGGGATGCTCTGCAGCATGTACTCCACCTCTTCTTTGGACAGCCGGTCCGCAAAGGGCTCGTCGGTCATCACTCGCTTGGCGTAGTACTTGCCTCTTTTGATTTGCTTTGATCCGTCCAGCGTTGTAGCTGTGCGGAACTTTACCCTTACTGTAGGGAATATGAGCAGTACCTCACGTTTGAGACGGCTCATGAATTGATCGTCGGTTTCTTGGTGCATCTTATTTTTATTAATTGTGAAGCCAGTCAACTACTTTCTCAAAAAATGTCAACCGGCGTATACAGAGCTCATTGAACCAGAAAAGACCCTTGCCTGTGATGGGCAGTCGAGTATCTATCAGGACCCAGTACCCTTTCATAGGATGCCGGTCCAGGATCGTTCCCCTTTTCCCTACAAGTTCGGGCTTCAGGTCTTTTGTAATGTTCGGTGCGTGATAGTCAAAATAGGGTTTCCCCATCAATATCTTCACGCGGTTTCCAACGTTCAATATGTCGCTCATGACGAAATAGTTTAATGTTCATCAATTCGGTGGCGATAACAAGGTTTCAGCCATTTGGCATTTTAGCGGTCTTCACGCTATTTTTCCTTTTCTATGATCTCCCTGTACCGTTGTTGGCATTTGGGGGAGATGATAAGTTATCTCTATGTCAAGGAACTCCGGGCAACTTTATGCCTGGTATGCTTCTGATTTTGTTAAAGGATATTTTGCAATTCTTGTGGAATTCTCTGCATTTGTGTGTACATTTGTACACTCGTCAATAAGTTTCAAAAGATGCTGACGAACAATATGACTTACGTTAATTTGCTTATTGGACTTTTTAAAAGCCTTAATCCTGGTCATCTCACTTTTGGTAAATCTTACCACCAGGAGACTGGTTCTTTTTTCTTGTATCGGTATGTCCATTCACAAATTTTATCTGGGACAAATATATACAAGGAAATCATACAAACCAAATTAAATGCTGTTTAAATGAATATATTTTTGATTTATTATCTTTATACAGATTTTTAACCATGAATAAAAGCACGGGGTTGTCGATCTCGTTCAGCGATATGCAGCTGGTAAAAGGCTGCTGGACACTGGATGATATCGCGGTCTTTGAGAAGATGATAGTTCAGACCAAGTACAGCAAACGCAGCCAGGTGGTAGTAATCAAACGGGCTCTGCAGAGAGAGCTTCGCCTGGGACGCCGGGCGCTGGACGGGTCCCTGGCACGCCTTACGCGCGCGGGGCTTATCATCCTGGTAGAGGACTTAACCTATAAAGTAGCGGAGATCCCAGTGATTATCCGGGAGTACTATGGTTCCTTAACGACTGAGGACCTTGAGAAGAAGTTACGTTTCTACCTGGAGAGGTCGTCCGGGAAATTCAATATAACCGATGCAGGCAAGTAGAATAGTTTTGAATAACGCGAAGACGATCCTTAAGGACAAGGATTTCATAATCGCTGTCAATATCTCCGAAGAACAGGCAATCCAACTTGAAGACCAGCTGGTAAGGAATGGTAAACCTTCCACTGAGGTACTTGACTGGCTTCACTCAAACATGCCTTACTTCCCCAGACCATTCCTGGAGAACGATGCGATCTATGAGGTCGAACGTAAGAACGGTGAATTCTCCCTGAAGTTCACCATGCTGCTGTTCTCCCCGCTGACGATGATGAGCTTTCTTATGCGGGTTGATGCAGTCTCCGGGGGATTCCCCATCGCAGCGGAGCCTACCGATAAGGAGATAGAGGATTTCCTTGAGGAAGAGGAGGAGGAAGATTAGGATGTACATTTGTACACTATAAGATAGGGAAGTAATTATTCTCCTGTATTAAGTATATACTTATATCCTTATAATAGATAATATTCATTGACATAAAAAAATTCCTCAATTCCTAATAAAATCGTACTGACTTATCAACACACATTTCCACAATCAAATATCCCACTTGTCTGCTACCATCCGTAAATGCTTCCTGGTTACCCTGATGTAAGGACGCATAGACTTATAGTCGCTATGCCCGGACATCTTCATCACATCCTGCAATGGCATTCCCTTATTCAGGCAGAGAGTGATGAACGTCCGGCGCGCGGTATGCGAGGAGATTACCGCTGACAGGGGAGAGACAGTTCTGAACACAACCTTATTGCGAACAACTACATCCGTGATGGGACGATCCAGCTTCAGCTCCTCGAACAGGTCCTTTAGATAGTCATTGAACTTCTGGTTGGAGATCTGCGGTGGGATACCGCCCCACTTGCTCAGGACCCTGCGTGATGCTTCGTACAGGGGAGGATAGGCTTTCCCGCCGGTCTTAAGCTGATTGAACTCCAGGATCTGCTCCTCGGTAACCCACGAGGGGTCGAACAACTGAGAGTCTGAGAACCGCATGCCGGTCGTTGCCAGGAACACGAACAGGTCCCTGGTCTTCTCCATGTACCCTCCCAGGTCGGCGTCAATGAGATATTTGAGTTCACCCTCGGTAAGAGCCACCGGTTCCACCTCTGTGTTGAGGAGTTTGTACTTCATCCACGAGATATCCGCCGCAGGGTAAGCAAACCGCAGGACAGCTTTCACACCTCTTACCAGCCTGTCTATTGTGGAGTCTGCCATCTTTTGCTGGAACAGGAGGTACTGGATGAGCCTGCCGAACATGAGCTTGTCCCAGGTCTTTATGTCGAACTCATAGCACGCAAAGGTGCAGAAATACTCCAGCATTCGCTTATGGACTTCAGCCTTCTGCCTGGTAGAAGCTTTAAAGGTACGCATGACAAGGTATGAATTATATATCTCCCAGAACGGCTTTTCAGCTTCCTTGACAATCTCCTGCGACTTGAACTCTGCCCGTACACGATCAACTGCCGGATCTATGCCCATGGATCTTACCCTCATGGATGCATCGAGAAGTTTCCTTTCTATCTGTTGTATCTGAGCGAGGGCATTTTCGTAGTTGGGACAGCTCTTACGGGGAGCATCCAGGTTCCAATGCTGGTCATCAACCTTGACCCCGGAGAATACTTTCAGTTTTTTGTTCCTGTGAATGTAGATCACGTACACTGAGTTTCCATACTTTCTGACTTTAATGCTGGGCATTGTTTAGGTTTTAGATGGAGTACGGCTACCCGTACTTGATCCGTACCTGGAAATTTCTTATTCAGAACTTTTAATGGTATAACCTGATGATTGGGGAAGAGATTTAAGGTTATACCCTTCAAAGTCACGCCGAGGGTCGCGGGTTCGAGTCCCGTCCGCACCGCAAGAAAAACAAAAAGCCCTGAGCCTTTGGCGAGGGGCTTTAGTATTTTAATATGGAGGCGATGACAGCTTGCTGCCAGGAGCCGGCATATTAAAATACGTAAGAGGGTGTCTCAAAAGGGCACC